CCCTATATGCGGCCCTATATGCGGCCCTATATGCGGCCCTATATGCGGCCCTATATGCGGCCCTATATGCGGCCCTATATGCGGCCCTATATGCGGCCCTATATGCGGCCCTATATGCGGCCCTATATGCGGCCCTATATGCGGCCCTATAAAAGCCAAATAAAAAGCCCGTCGGTTTAAGGGCTCCCCCCGCCCTTATAGGGGGGTTTAAGGGGGCATCGCCCCCTTACCCAGAGCACATCACACACCCTTCGGTCGCTTCTTTATTTTTATTTAATTCAGGTTCAATTGTAAATTGCTGTGGCTGATGCCTGGCTTTTCGTCTTAAATAATATAAGCCAGTTTTAAGCCCTTGTTTCCAACTATAAAAATGCATATTTGTTAAAACTTTATGATTAGGTTCTTCCACCCATAAATTTAAACTTTGAGATTGGCAAATATAAGCTCCTCTATCTCTAGACATATCAATTAAGTTTTTCATAGACATTTCCCATACAATTTTATATTTTTCTTTTAATTGTTTTGGAATTGATTCAATATATTGAACACTTCCTTTATTTTGAATAATATTATTCTTAATTGTTTCATCCCAGATTCCTAAAGATATTAAATCTTCAATCAAATACTTATTTGCCAAAACAAACTCTCCTGCCAATGTTCTACGTGAATAAATATTACTTGTTAATGGTTCAAAACATTCATTATTTCCTAAAATTTGACTAGTGCTGGCAGTCGGCATCGGCGCAACTAATAAACTATTTCTTAATCCATATTTTTTAATACTCTCTTTTAATAAATCCCAATCATAATTAATAGTAGAATCCGAATCCTTCGCCGGGTCAACATTCCACATATCAAATTGTAAAATCCCTTTATGAGCTGGGCTATTTTCAAAGGATGAATATGCACCGCAAAAACTCGCACAATAATCTAAAGTATTCCACTCAGTTTCAACCTCTTTTCTAATTGGTCGATGTTTATCTAATAACACTTTAAGAATTTCATCTTTGGCTCGCGAAAGTTCAATTGAGGCGTCGTGACGGTTATAAATTGTATATTCAGTGCACAAGTCAGAATCGTTTTTAAAGCTCCAATTTTCTAGTCTATAATTATAGAGTAAATGATTCATCTCATTTTGCCTTTCTTTTGCAATCTCATTAGACTTCTCTAATGCAGCGTGATAAATCGTTTTAAAAATATTTTTATTAATGTTTTTGGCTTCAGCACTTTCAAATGGATAATCTAATAATAAAAATACATCTGATAAACCCTGCACGCCAATTCCAATTGGTCTGTGATATAAATTACTACGTTTAGTTTTTATTGTTGGATAATAATTAATATCAATTATTTTATTTAAATTGTCAGTTACTATTTTAGTGACACTATGAAGTTCTTCATAATCAAACTTATTTCTTAAAAGATTTTCAACCATTTGATAATTTCCAACTAAATAATTGTTGTCTACTAATTGCGGCAAACTATCTACTCCATATCTTGTTTTAAATGTATTATATTCTTCTTCATTACCATTCTCAATAATGCATTCTTTAAAACTAATTTTGCGTTTTGTAAGCAACCCTTTTAATAATAATGACTGCGAACAATTTTTTTGAATATAAATAGTCACGTTTGTAAATGGATTCTTTGTATATTTAACAAATTTAGTTAATCCAATTGATGCCAAATTACAAACTGCTGTCTCATTTTTATTGCTATATTCAGTAATTTCAGTGCATAAATTACTAGATTTAATGGTTCCTAAGTTTTTTTGATTCGTCTTTGAATTAATATGATCTTTATAAAGCATATAAGGCGTTCCAGTTTCTATCTGAGAATCTAATATTTTTAACCATAAATCACGCGCATTAATCTGTTTAATATATAATTTTTTACTCTCATAATCATTATATAATTTTTTATACTCTTCTCCATAACAATCTTCTAACCCAGGCGTTTTATTAGGACAAAATAAAGACCATTTACTATTTGTATGAACGCGTTCCATAAATAAATCAGAAATCCATAGAGCATAAAATAAATCTCTAGCCCGCAACTCTTCATCTCCGTGATTTTTCTTTAAGTCTAAAAAATCTTCAATATCTGGGTGATGTGGTTCAATATAAATCGCAAAACTGCCAGCTCTTTTACCTCCACCTTGATCTATATATCTTGCAGTTTTATTAAACACCCCTAACATCGGAACAATACCATTTGAAGTACCATTCGTTCCTTTAATATGCGACCCAGTTGCTCTAATATTATGAATATGTAAACCAATCCCTCCTGCGTGTTGCGAAATAATAGCACATTCTTTTAATGTATTATAAATACCATCTACACTGTCATCCTCCATTGCAACTAAAAAACAAGAACTTAATTGTGGTCTATGAGTGCCAGAATTATATAATGTTGGTGTTGCGTGTGTAAAATATTTTTGCGAAAGTAAATTATAAGTAGTTTTAATCTTATTTAAATCATATAAATGAATAAAAATGGCAACGCGCATCCACATATATTGTGGTCGCTCAATAATTTTTTTATTAAAATGCATCAAATAAGCGCGTTCAAGCGTTTTAAATCCAAAATAATCAATTAAATAATCCCTCGAATGAACAATTAAATCATTTAAATAATTTTTATGCAAATTAACAAAGGTTATAAACTCCTCAGTTACTAAATGTTTGTCTGCCAACTCATTCATTGCATCAGAAAACAAAGGGGTCGTATTTTTCTGCAAATTAGAAACAACCAATGCACTTGATAAGACACCATAATCTGGGTGTTTTGTAGACAGAGAGGCTGCCTGTTCCGCCGTTAATTCATCAATTTTACTTGTACTAATATTATCGTGTAATTGATCAATCACTTTAATTACTAACCCTGTATAATTTATTTTTAAATTAAACTCCTCTCCAATTTTTTTAACTCTACTTAAGATTTTATCAAATGACACCGCCTCCTTTTTTCCTGACCTTTTCACTACAATCATATCTTTTGTTTCATCTAATGTAGCGGTTGTTGTTTCCATTTCCATTTATATTTATATAGCGTTATTATTTTAAGCATTTTTTAATAATCAATTAGTAGTTGTAATTGAAATAAAACATTTATTTACTAATTTATTATATTGATTGTCGTAATTGTTGTTGTTGTTATTGTTGTTGTTGTTGTTGTTGTTGTTGTTGTTGTTATAAACTCGTTTCTTTGGTGCTCGGTGTTCACATCCTTCAATTCTTTCTTTTTCAATTGTATCCCACACATCTTTTATTTTAGGTAATGCATATTCGAACCATAATTTATTTCGTAAAATTAATACATTACTAAATACCTCTAACTTCCAATAAATTGTTCTTAACCATTGTGAGTCAATATTTTTTTCATTAATAGTATTTTCTTCCCATACATTATATTCTTCTTGACTTAATAAAAGTTCTGGATATTCATAATAAGTATTTCCATTTTTTGAGAATAATAAAATCACGCCTTTTTGTTTATTATCATTCGAATAGTTAAATGTTCCATCATTTATAAACTCATCATACCCATCATATTCAACAAACTTAGTTTCTAAAAAGTCACACTCATTTAAATCACACGTTTCTAGTTGCACTTGAACTTGAATCCAATAATCCATTTTTGGAATACCTGTTATTGTTCTGCTTACTACATTTTTAATTTCCAACATTCTACCATATCGTCCATTATTTGGATCCATATTAATTCCATCAGGTGACGCTCCAATAAAATAATATTTTGGATGTTGAATACAACCAAACTCTTCAATTATTGTATTATACGTGTGTTCATATAATTGAACCGATATAGGTTCATACTTTTGACCCCAGTGCATTGGAGAATCTAATGATTGTTGCGCAAATTCAAATCTTGATCTACATTTTTCATAAATGATACTATTAATAATTGGTTCCGAACCAAATACTTTCCAGATTGAACTCGCTGTTAGTAAATTATGTCTAAATGCATACCACTCATCTGTTCTCTGTGCTGGTTGTTCTGCGTTTCGCAAATATTCTAATTTTTTATCTAAATGTGTTTTATTTACTATTACATTTCGAATAAAACTATTACTATAAGACCTATATGGTATAATCTTGCACCACGCGGTTTTAATTGTTTTTTTAACAATTGTTCTTATTTTTTCATTAGTATCATTATGACCATTAATATTGTTAGTATTGTTAGTATTGTTAATACTAATATTCGAATATATAATATGATTATAAATATAATCTGTTACCTTAATATCAAAGCATTCTTTACTCAGTTCTAGAATATTTTTAGTGACATATTCTTTAAATAATTCTATGCACTCCGTTTTAATTTTTGCAATGTCTAATTTACTCGGTCTAACGTTAATGACATTTGCCATACTATACTTTAATATTATTAATTGTTTATATTTATTATCAATTTTATATTTATATTAAAATGATAATAAATATTAAATATAAAAATTGGTCTCATTTCAAGAAAATCCTCGTGAGCGAATTGAAACCCACGAATTGTTACAAATTTTATAATTGTTATAATATAGAATGAACAATGTTTTACTATACAATTATTGCGTATATTTTAATTGGTGTGCCGTTATTATAGCTTATTTGGTATAGAATGCTTAAATTCTATAATTTTAGTGTGTTAAGAGTCTCTTTATATGCTTTTAATATATTTTATTGCTGATTGAACTATGTAACCCACTATAATTGCCAAGGCAAGACTTTCACTATAAATACCTAAACTTGCTGTTAAAAGAATAATTAACCATTCGCTTTTGAACTTCTTTATTAAATAGTCATACTTGGCTGTGCCTGTTTTAAACGCAATCATTATCATAATACCAATAATTGCGGGCATTGGTATTTTGTTAATAGTACTTGAAAACATTAATGTTAGTGCTATAAAAAACAAACTGGTTGCTCGTGAAGATACTCGTGTTTTAGAGCCATTTTCCACATTATATTTACTTAGTCCAACAAATACACAGCCTCCAAATCCACCGCATAATCCAGATATTATATTTCCAACGCCTTGTGCTAATGTTTCTATTAATGGACTACTAATAATTTTAAGTTGTTTACTTGTATCATCAACCATAAAAATACTCTCAGTTAACCCAGTTATAGCCATTGCAACAGCAAAAGGTAGGACTTTTAAAATATTTGCGCTTGTTAATTCTACGTTTGGAATATTAAAAGCAATATTATTTATTTTAGTACTACCTCTTGTACCTACAATTTCTATTGTTTGTTTAATAGGCATAATATAATATAAAATGCTTAATAGTATAATAGCACTTAGTGCTCCAGGAATATTAATTTTAATACTTTTTGTTTTATATGAAAAATTATACAAAAATCTACCAAACACAGTAATGAAAAGACTAATAAGAGAGAATAATAGTGTTCCTGTTAATTTATAATTATCACTATCTTTAAACCAATTTTCTGTATTAGGATACTTAAAATTTTTAATTAGTGATTTGGCTATTAAAACACCTAATGCTATTAAAAATCCAGTCATAAGTGGTTGACTAATGTTTGAAAAATATTTATATAATCCACTAATTCCAAATAATAGTTGAATAAATCCACCAATAATAGCTGTTAAAAATACATATTCTGTTCCATATAATGTTTTTACACCAAGCAATGAGGTAGCTACTGCTCCAGTAGCTCCAGATATAAGAGTGGGACAGCCTCCAAATATAGATGTTACAGATGACATAATTGCGGTAGAAGTTAATCCTACGGACGGAGGAAGTCCTAATAATAATGAAAATGCAATACTTTCTGGAATTAACACTAAAGCAATTGTAAATCCTGATATTATTTCATTAATAATATTAGTCGGTTCCATATATTATTTTATATTATATTATATTATATTATATTATACAGCTATAAAATATTTAATATTAACTTTTAACTTTTATTAGTATTCTCTGGAGAGACTGCTCTAACTGCCATTTTATTTTTTCGAGTGGGCCCTAGATTTTTTAAAACAGATTGTTGATGCTTTTGACGCAATGTAAATTTTCTTGTGCTATTATTAAATTGTAACGTTGGAATACTTTCTAATACGCCAGATTCTTTTTTATAGATAACATCTTTATTTCTTTGGAGCGATTTTTTATCTAAAATAGTACTCAAGTATTTTTTTAATTCTTCTTTTTCATCAATATTTAATTTATGTGTAATTGCAATAGTTTCAATATATTGCGTTATTTTTTCCATTTTTGCCGATTTATCTAATTTATTCCATGACTCTTCTTTGTTTTTCTTTGTTTCATTATCTAATAATATATCTAAATTTGATATATTATTTATTACTGAGTTTAATTTCTTTTGATTTCCATTTAAAAGCATTGTTTTATATTTAATATTTTTTAATTCTTGGCACTCATTGCTCATTCTTATATATTATATAGTAAATTAATTTTAACTATTTATTTATATTAATTAATTATTTATTAATATTATTTATTAATATTATTTATTAATATTATTTATTAATATAAAGAAGAAGAATGAAAGAAATCATTGTTAAGTTTGAAAAAGGTCCAGCGAATAAAAAATATACGGCTTATATTAAAAATAAACAAACAAAAAAAATAAGAAAACTGCATTTTGGAGATAAAAATTATCAACAATATAAAGACAGAACGCCGCTGCAATTATATAAAAGTCAAAATCATAATACAAGAAAACGAATGGAAAATTATTTTTTACGACATTCAGGAACAAAAAATAAAACACTAGCAATTAAAAAAGAAAAAGCCAAAAGCGATGGCTATTATACACCAAAACTATTAAGTCATATTTATTTATGGTAATATGAAAATATAAAAACAAAAAATATAAAAATTGAATTATAATATTAAATAATAAAAATAAAATAACAGTAATACTATTAGTATGCCTTCCTATCAATTCAAATTATTTGAATACGACATAAGAGAGGATTTACATCTTGAAAAAATAGAATATGTGCCTGGAAAAGATTTAAAACAATTTATAATTCAAATGTATGGAATTGACGAAACTGGAAAAACTGCTTCTATATTTGTAAAAGATTATTATCCATTCTTTTATATTAAAGTTGATGATGACTGGAATAATGCAAATGTATCTGACTTTATTTCATTTCTCAGAAATAGTTTAGGAAGTTACTATGAAGACTCGTTGTTATGTGGAAAATTAATGAAAAGACATAAACTTTATGGATTTGATAATAAAAAACAATATAATTTTATTAAAGTCAATTTTACAAGCTTACAAGCCTATAATAAATGTAAAAACTTATTTTACGATGAAATAAAACAAAATGGAACATATGAAAAAAAATTAAAAGCAAATGGAGTAGAGTTTTTAAATTGCAAAACTGAATTATATGAAGCACAAATCCCTCCCTTGCTTAGATTATTTCATATTTGTAAAATTAAACCCTCTGGTTGGGTGGAATTAAAAAACGGCACTTATGATATTACTAAACAAAAACTTACAACCTGTGATTATGAGTTTATTATCAATTATAAAAAAATAGTTCCGTGTACTGATCCAGAAAAAGAAAAAGTTTGCGTTCCATTTAAAATTTTGAGTTTAGATATTGAAGCTTCTAGCAGCCACGGTGATTTTCCACTTGCAAAAAAAAACTACATTAAAGTTGCCACAAATATTATTGATTATTTAATAAATAATCAAGTAAAAGAGTGCACTACTACATTATTAACAAAATTAATCAAGTCCGCATTTAAGTATGATGAATGTAAAGGGATTGAGCGTGTTTATTTAAAAACTAAGATCAGCGAAGAAGAATTAGATGAAAAAATAGAAGAATTGTTTAAAATTAAACCAGCAAACCACGCAACTTATATCGACATAAAAGAAGAATCGGAAGATGAACTAGATGAGGATGACGAGGATAATGATCATATAGATGCTGATTATAATCATAATAGTATCGAAGAAGTGGCGCATAAAAAAACATATAAGGCAGGACATAAAAATACTGAATCTAATATTTTAGAAATTATAAATGACTCTAGTCTACGAAATACTAAAATCTTAGAATTAACTAAATGTTTTGGACAACACAATCCAAATCATTTAAATAAATGGGAAGGATTATTCCCAGAAATTGAAGGAGATAGAGTAACATTTATTGGATCTACTATAAGAAAAAACGGAGAAGCCAAGCCATATTTAAGACATTGTATTGTTGTGAATAGTTGTGACCCGATTGAAAATGCAATTGTAGAAACATATGACACCGAAAAAGAAGCATTATTAGCTTGGACCAATTTTATTCAAAAAGAGAATCCAGATATTATAATTGGATATAATCATCACGGCTGGGATGAAGGGTTTATGTTTGACCGCACTATTGAATTAAACTGTATGCCTGCATTTAGCAAATTATCCAGACTAAAAAACGAAAAGTGTTATAAAGAGGTTTGGCGAGGCCCTGATAAACCACGCGCAATTTCAATTGAAGAAAACAGTTTAAAAATTGCGAGCGGACAATACAATTTACGTTATTTTCATATTTCTGGTCGAATGCAAATTGATTTTCTAAACTTATTTAGACGCGAAGAACAGCTGCCCAGTTATAAATTAGATTATGTTTCAGGGCATTTTATTGGTGACATAATTACTGAGGTATCCTATGATAATGCAACCACACGTTTAGTAACAAAAAACTTAACTGGGTTAAATGTAAATGATTATATTGTAATTGAAGAAATTGGCCATTCAACCGAACAGTTTCAAAATGGTAAAAAATTTAAAGTTCATAATATAATTAACAATACTATTGTTTTAAATGAAATCATTGAACCAGATAAAACAAAAGTCTTGCGGTGGTGTCTTGGAAAAGATGATATTGGACCACAAGATATATTTAATTTAACAATCAATGGCGGCGCAGAAGGTCGTTCAATTGTTGGAAAATATTGTTTAAAAGACACTGAACTAGTCCATGATTTGATGCGAAAAAATGATACATTAACTACTTATACAGAAATGTCTAATTTATGCTGGGTTCCAATGAGTTTCTTAGTGTTTAGAGGGCAGGGCATTAAATTAACCTCTTATGTTGCACAAAAATGTCGCGAAAAAAATACACTTATGCCTGTAATCGAAAAAGACACTAGCGATGATGGTTATGAAGGCGCAATTGTATTGCCGCCAAAATGTAATTTATATTTAAAAACACCAGTTGCGTGTGTAGATTATAGTTCGCTTTATCCGTCCTCTATTATTAGTGAAAATATATCACACGACAGTAAAGTATGGACAAAAGAATATGATTTGCAAGATAACTTAATAAAAGAAACTGGAGAAAAAGAATATGATAATTTAGAAAATGTTGAATATATTAATATAACATACGATACATTTAAGTGGGTTAGAAAAACACCAAAAGGATGTGCTATAAAAGAAAAATGTGGTTATAAAGTATGCCGATTTGTTCAATATCAACAAGGAAAAGCAATTATGCCTTCTATATTAGAAGAATTATTAGCAGCCAGAAAAAGCACAAAAAAACAAATGAAAAATGAAAGTGATCCTTTTATGACGAATATTTTAGATAAACGACAATTAGCAATTAAAGTAACCGCGAACTCATTATATGGTCAAACTGGTGCTAAAACGAGCACTTTTTATGACAAAGATATTGCTGCTAGTACTACTGCAACTGGTCGAAAATTATTGATCTATGCGAAAGAAGTAATTGAAGCTTGTTATGATAATGTGCAAGAAGCAACAACTAATCATGGGCTAGTTAAATGCAAAGGTGAATATATTTATGGAGACACTGATTCAGTATTCTTCACATTTAATTTAAAAGATATGGAGGATAAACCAATTATTGGAAAAAAAGCATTAGAAATCACGATTGAACTGGCAAAAAAAGCCGGCGCCCTCGCAAGTATGTTTTTAAAAGATCCACACGACTTAGAATATGAAAAAACATTTCTACCGTTTTGTTTGTTGTCTAAAAAACGCTATGTTGGTATTTTATATGAAGATGATGTAAATAAAGGAAAACGTAAATCTATGGGAATTGTATTAAAGCGACGTGATAATGCGCCAATTGTGAAAGATATCTATGGCGGAGTAATTGACATATTAATGAAAGAACAAGTAGTTCATAAGGCAGTGGATTTTGTTAAACAATCATTGGAAGATGTAGTTAATGAAAAATATTCACAACAAAAATTAATCATCACAAAATCGCTGCGGTCTTATTATAAAAATCCAAAACAAATTGCACATAATGTATTAGCTATGAGAATAGGAGAACGCGAACAAGGAAATCAACCAAAACCAGGTGATAGAATCGAGTTTATCTATATTGAGAATAAAGACAAAAAAGCATTGCAAGGAGAAAAGATTGAAACTCCAGCATTTATAGAAAAAAATAAACTTAAAATTGATTATAGTTTTTATATTACCAATCAAATTATGAAACCACTTCAACAAGTATTTGCTTTAATCTTAGAAGAAATGGAAGATTTTATTGCCAAACGCGGATTGTCTATGAAAAGCTGGAAAGCCGATATTGAAAAACTGCAAACTAAATGGCCAGAAAAAGAAAAATTCGCAAAAAAATATGAAGAGTTTAGATGTAAAGAAGTGAAAAGTATTTTGTTCGACCAATTTATTAATAAAGTTAAATAAAGTTAATCATTAAGCTCAAGATCATCCACAAATAGATGCAACAATTTATTATGTAATTTTTTTACTGCGTCCCATTTTGCTTTTGGTGTTACTAAGAACATTGAGCTTTGTTCAATTGTATAACTAAATTGATAGTGATTGTATGTTAAATATCCTTCAATAATATCTAATTGTCGTAACCACCATTCTCTATCTTCTGTTCGTCCAGTTAAATATTTAACGCAATAGGTTAACACAAAGTATAATTCATTTAGTATATGATATCTAAAATAATAATTAACACCTATAATTTTGGCATTCACACTTACAATGAGTTGTGCTGCCGTAATTTTTTTTGATATATAATTAAACCAATGGCGAATAATAGTATTTGCACTTTTTTCCCGATGATTGTTTAATACTTGTCCGTATATCTTAGAAGACAATTCAATCGGCAAGCACGGAAAATTGCATAGATGAAGCATAGTGTTAGGGTTAGTCTTGGTCACTTGCATTAGCAATACGTAGTGTGTGTTGTTATTATTTAAATTTTAAATATTTCAATTTTAATTTTTATATTTAAAATTTTAATTTTTATGTTCTTGTTCTTCATGTTCTGCCATTAACCACGGAGAGTTTTCATTTATATTTGGTTTTACTTTCACTTTATTTGCAGTAATTTTCAGCTTTTCTAATATATATTCACCGCAAGGACCACAGTTGTCTTCGTTTGCCAAATCTATTTTCTTATTTATTTTAATTGCACATTTTTCTTGCCCCCATCGACCAAGTGGCCCTAATTCATTTAAAAATAACATATTAAATACCGTCTTGCTATATATAAATTTTTTTGCTTTTGTAAAAATCATTTTGCTTTTTAAATTATTATGATCTATTTTTAATAAAAAATAGATTCAATTTTTATTATAAATATATAATTTAATATATTTTATCTACTATTTCTCCTTTTGAATCATAAATCCAAATCTCACATAAATAACCAGCATCTTTTAATGCTTCTTGCTTTAAATAAATACTATCTTGTTTCTTTTCAGCAGTCCATGTTGATTTTACTTCAATACATCTATTTTGTGATTTAATAAAACAATCTACAAAATATCTATGTTTTTTATCATCAGCGTCTTTATACCAAATAATAGGTACCTCATTTCTACTTACTATAATATCATTTTCTGATACATTTTCTTTAAATAATAAATCATTTAACATATAATTTTCATATCCTTGTATTCTCTCAGTTCTTCCTGAAGGAAATACATAATCATATCCATTGTATGCATTTTTAGACGCTTTTTCTGATATTTCTGCATTTTGTGCTGGATGTTCGACGCCGTAATTTTTTAAACATGTTGTCTTCTTTTTATCTTTAACCTCTTCTGATTGTGAAGGGTTTTCAACACCTAATCTTTCTAAATTGGTTGCTTTACATTTATCTCTTACTTCTTGTGATTGTAAAGGATGTTCAACACCTCTTCTTTCTAAATTAGTTGCTTTCATTTTATCTCTAACTTCTTGTGATTGTAAAGGATGTTCAAAACCTAATCTCTCTAAATTAGTTGCTTTCATTTTATTTTTTACTTCTTCGGATTGACAAGCATATTCAAAACCATATTTTTGTAAACAGGTATCTTTAATTTTACTTTTTATTTTATCTGATTGTAAAGAACATTCAACCCCATAATTTTTTAAAGTAGTCGCTTTTCTTTTATCTCTTACTTCTTGTGAATAAGAAGGATTTTCAACACCATATCTTTCTAAATTAGTGGCTTTTGCTTTTCTAATTCTAATTTGTGTCATATGTTTTTTACAATAACACCCAGTATCTATAATTTTTCTAAAAGTTTTATCACATAAATCATTACATTCTATACATTTTTCTTTAATTCTATATTCGCGATTAAGATTTATATCACTATAATCGGTTGTTGAATTAATATTATTTTCTAAAAAATATTTTTGTAATAATTCATTATTATAGCTAATTTTAGGTTTACTCATATTATTATACTATAAACAAAGTTAGTATAATAATATATTCAATTTTTAAATAATAAAACGGTATATATATATTTTAAATTGAAATAGTTTTTATTATTAATTAAATACAATCTAAACTATGAAAGTCCTCATCGTATTCTTGTTCATGCTAATTATTACACCGCGTGCGATGTCGTATGGAAAGGTTTATCCTACACGTCTTCAAGATAAACATAAGACCTCTATTAAATCCAGTCGTTGTGTTATAAACGATATTTCCAAATTGGTCGAGTTTGCCAATCTCATTTCAGATGTAAATAATACTCGCAGAGTTTTAGAACTTCGCGAGGGTATTAATGAAGCTAAGGCAAAGCACTTCACATTTCAGTGTATGTGTGGAACTACATATGCTAGTGTTTTTGGCGTTAAATATTTAAAATAGTTTAAATATGCAAAAAACTTACATCCAAGGATAAGGTAAACGCGCCATTCTTTCCATATCCCAATTAGCTCGTGGTCTAATAAGTTCTCTATAATTTTCGTTTATTCCTTTTTCTAATTTAGTTAATCCATTCTCATTCCATTTTAAAGCATATTTTGTATATGCTCTTTCTTTTAGTAAGTTGGCAAGCCTAGCAACTCTAGGATCTGGATCTGGCAATCTGAATTTACTACGCGTTCTTCTGGCTGGACCATCAACTCCTTGCTTTTCTAATTCTAATATTTCGTCATTTTGTTTAGCAAGCATTTCTGTATTTAAGGTAAATGCGGCTTTCAAAAGACGTTCATATTCCGCTTTAGCGTTATCATCTAACAGACCAGGTAATCTTGAATCAAACACTCCTCGTGCATTTCTTTTTGTTTCTCTTAAATTGTTATATTTTTTATTTCTTTTTTTATTTCTTTTTTTATTTCTTTTTTTATTTTTTTTATTTATATTTATTTATATTTATTTTTTTTTATTTATAGTATAATGGATTTTTATACTAAGTTGTTTTGGATGTTTTTCTTAGCATTTATCTTTTTATCTAGTTATTTACTTTGCTGTACTAAGAAAACAAATATATTTTATTTACAAATAGCTTCTGGTATAGGAATGTTTGCAACAAGCAAAATTGGAAGAAGTTTTTTAAAAATAACTTAGGTTAGTTTTAAATAGTAGGAATAAATCGCCAATTCAATTCTTTACATATTTGTTTCCATATTTCATCTTGTTCAATTATTTTCTCTCTATCCTTTAACATCGGAAAGAACGGCAGAAATTCTTTTTGATTTAGCAATTCGCATAATTTATAAATAGTATAATAATAATTTAAAAAATTAACACGCTCTTCTGGACAAAATTTCGCATATGGAACTTGTATTTCGGTGAAAAGATTACATAATGTTTCTTCTAATTCAGAAGTCATTATAGGTGGGCGAACGCCTAACTTATCTTTTATAAACGGTATATGCTCATAATATTTATTATATTTTAATTTTTTAAGTACTTCTTTTATTTTTTTATTGCATATTGTTTTAATATCTAATCTTTCTTTTTTAATTTGTTGGCTTATATTTTCAAGTATATCATCCGGTATTAAAGTTGTTTCTTTAGCTTGAAACTGTGCAAGAATCTCTCTAAAATGATTTATTCTTTTATAAGAATAAAAACAAACCTCTTTAGGCGGTTCTTTATAACTTGGTTTATCATTTTCAATAATATATTTAAGATTTGCACTGCAATTATTACAAACTAAGAGGCCTTCATGTTCAATATGAATTAACTCTCCAAAATTACATATTCTACATATATCTGCTTCACAAATAAAATTATTAATATCGATATTTGTTGGATCAATATTTGAAAAATATTTTTGTATATTAAGATTATTTTTTGTAATGCAATTGTCGCTACAATCCGATATTTTGAAAAACTTTTCTAGTACTATCTTATTACTTGCTGTATTAGGTATATTTTTTTTTTCTTCAAAATAATTAAAGATATATGTAGAATTATCTAAAAAATATTTTTTTTTCTTTTTTTTAAGACTATTAATTTTATCATCTATACTTTTAATAGAACATTTAATTTCTAATTTTTCATCAAAAGATTTATTATTATTATATTCTAATAATAATTTTTTTCTATCATTTTCTAATTTAGGAATAATTTCATTTGAATTTTTTATAAACTCATCTAAAAACTTTTCGTGTTTGTAATCTAATGATTCTTTAGGTTTTTCAATAATAATTGTTTTTAGATTTTTAGGTTTAAAATTATTCATTTAATAAATATTAGTAATTATATATATTTAATTAAATAATATTTATATATATTAAGGATAATATTCATTTTAATCATTATTATTACAATTTAGTTAATTAAAGTAATAATTTAAACACTTTTTAAGAGTTTTTAAGAGTTTTTAAGAGTTTTTAAGAGTTTTTAAGAGTTTTTAAACATTTTAAACAAAAAAAATTTTAACAAAAATATAAATATTAGTTTAATTTATATTTTTATTAAAATTTTTTTCTTTTGTTATATTATAAAATGGGAGGAGGCTTAATGCAACTCGTCGCTTATGGCGCACAAGACGTTTATCTTACTACAAATCCACAGATCACATTTTGGAAGGTGACATATCGTCGCTATACTAATTTCGCAATGGAATCGATTGAGCAAACATTTAACGGACAGGCTGACTTTGGCCGCCGTGTAACTTGCACTATTTCTCGCAATGGTGATTTAGCATATCGCACATATTTACAAATTACTCTACCAGAAATTAACCAGCAAATGAACCCCACTCCTGCCCGCTCGGTACTCACCCCCGCTGGCCCCGGCGATCAGCACCGTGGAGAGACCGGCGTGTTTGCTCGCTGGTTAGACTTCCCCGGCGAGCAAATTATCTCGATTGTTGAGGTTGAAATTGGCGGCCAGCGCATTGATCGTCAGTATGGTGATTGGATGCATATTTGGAATCAGTTAACTCTTACTAGCGAGCAGCAGCGTGGCTACTACAAGATGGTTGGCAACACTACTCAGTTAACCTTTATTACTGACCCATCGTTTGCGGCGGTGGATGGCCCTTGCGCTACCAGCGCGCCCACCCAGGTCTGCGCCCCCCGCAATGCTCTTCCAGAGACCACACTTTATGTGCCTTTACAGTTCTGGTATTGCCGTAACCCCGGCCTTGCTCTTCCTTTAATTGCTCTTCAGTACCACGAAATTAAGATTAATCTTGACCTTCGCCCGATTGATGAATGCTTATGGGCGGTTACTTCGTTAAGCAACACCTCATCTACCAGCTCCTTAAAAGTGTCGACCGCATACCAGATGTCGCTTGTTGCGGCCTCGTTGTATGTTGATTATGTGTTTTTAGATACCGATGAGCGCAGACGTATGGCTCAAAGTGCTCACGAGTATCTTATCGAGCAGCTTCAATTCACTGGTGATGAGTCGGTTGGTTCTTCGTCTAACAAGATTAAATTAAACTTTAATCATCCTTGCAAAGAGCTTATTTGGGTTGTCCAGCCTGACGCAAATGTTGACTATTGTGCGTCGTTAATTACTGGAACCCCCTTATTCAGCGTTCTTGGTGCCCAGCCATTTAACTACACTGATGCGATTGATGTCTTACCCAATGGCATTCACGCGTTTGCTGGCCCTGGCTCTGTCAGTGGTCCGAATGCCTTTATTAACACTTCTGGATTCTTCGAGGATCCCGGTGCCACTGATGCGGTCACCTTCCCTGGTTGGGATTATCAAGCTCCCAACTTCAACCACTCTGGATTCGTTCAGTCGGCAAACCAAACCTTATTAAATACTGCCAATCAGCTAGGTTCGACTGACTTCCAGTCCTCGGTTTCGGATGCCGGCACATTTGTCTTAACTGAGACTTCCCTTGACATGCACTGCTGGGGTGAGAATCCAGTTGTTACTGCCAAATTACAGCTTAACGGCCAAGACCGCTTCTCTGAGCGTGAAGGCACCTACTTTGACCTCGTTCAACCCTACCAGCACCACACTAGAACCCCCGACACTGGTATTAATGTTTATTCTTTTGCTCTTCGCCCTGAGGAGCACCAGCCATCGGGCACTTGCAATTTCTCGCGAATTGACAATGCCACTCTTCAGCTTGTGCTTTCTAACGCGACTGTTGGTGGCACCAATACTGCCAAGGTCCGTGTCTATGCCACCAACTATAACGTCCTTCGTATTATGTCGGGTATGGGTGGTTTAGCTTACTCGAATTAAACATTTTAACATACTAATATAATTAGCTTAATTAGTTTATAATTAGTTTATAATTAGTTTATAATTAGTTTATAATTAGTTTATAATTAGTTTATAATTAGTTTATAATTAGTTTATAATTAGTTTATAATTAGTTTATAATTAGTTTATAATATGTTATACATTATAATATATTATGAAGTGTCTTTTAGTAACAATTGCAATTGGAGAAAAATATTTAGAAGAATATAAAAAATTGTTTTATAAAAGTCAAAGAGATTACGCTGTAAAAAATGGTTATGATTTTAAAGTTGTTAGAGATTTTTTAGATAAAAAGATTATTAATAAAGCTACAATTTCATTTAATAAAATATTAGTTTGTAATCAAGAATGGTCAAATGATTATGATTTTATTATATTTATAGATGCGGATATTATAATTAATATTAATTCTCCACCAATTCATAATTATATAGATTATGGTGATAGCATTGGAATCGTTGACGAATATTCTCAACCTTCTAAACAAAGAAGATTAAAATTACAGCAAAAAATGGGGTGGGAGACAACAGCAGTTAATTATTATAAATTATGCGGATTTGATATTCAAACTGATATGGTTTTTAATTCAGGCATTCTTGTAATGCAACCAAAAAAGCACAATGATTTTTTATTAAATATATATAATAAATATATATTGCAAAGTATATCACATCCTAGAGGGTTTCATTTTGAACAATCATGTATAGGTTATGAACTTCAAAAAAATAATTTATATAAAGTAATAGATAATAGATTTAATGCTGTATGGGGTTTAACTAAATTAGATAATATTGAAAATATTAGTTTAAATCAATATTTAAATGATAATTATTTTATACATTTTGCAGGACATACTGATTATGATAAAATAAAAACAATAGAATATAAGTAATATTATTTATAATATTATAAATAATAGTAATATATATGGATTTAAATATAAATAATTATTCGCTAGATGAATTACATAAGTTATTTAATATTACAGATAATAAAATAGATATAATTACAATTGAAGATTATTTATCAAAAACGATATCATTAATTAGTGTTCAAGACAATGATGACTTGCCAGAAAATAAAGAAAAATTAATTAAGTTTTATACAAAAGCAGCATTTAAAATCTTTAATTCTAATATTAAAAACAATAATTCAATGGAGATAGACTATCTGGGCTCACTTGCTCTTGATAGTACTAATAGTTTAAATCCCAATGATCCCAATAATTCCAATAATCCCAATAATCCAAATAATATTAGTTATTATAAAGAAAATGAAGAAATAATTAGTACATTACTTGAAAATAATACAAATTTTAAATCTAACCTATTAGGCGATGCAAATCGCGAGTTACAATCAGAAAAAAAAGAAACATTATTTGTGAAAGGATATTTAAACAAATATACAGAAGGCTTAGTAAATCCATTAGAAAGAGAGACTACTTCATCTATTTTATCAATAAATAGTAAGTTTAGAGATAATAATAGTAAAAGTAGTAGTGACTTTATAGTTGAATTAAATGACCCTTATCATAATGTAGTTTCAATGAAACTAGCATCTATTGAGTTAATTAATAGTTATTACACTATTTCTGAATATTTACGAACAAATAATTTTTCAGTAACATTTTTTCAATATAATAGCACCACAAATGATATCTCTCAAAACTCAATATCTACAGAAGACTTTACTATTCCAGATGGAAATTATAGTGTAACAGAACTAGTAACTATTATAAATAATGATTGCTTTAAAAATAATCAAACAGATTCGAAAGTTATTAAAATAGTAAAAACAAATAATACAGGCAAACTATTGTTTGTAGTAAATGATAGCAGTGGAAATCAACCAGCACACGGTTATAAATGGGGATTTAATTTAAATTTTACTGATAAAATAACCCCAAATAGACCGGCATTTCTAAATTTGGGTTGGATATTAGGTTATAGAAAATTAAATTATAATTTTTTTAAAACCATAAATAATGAAACTTACTATAATCAGAATAAAACAATCAGCTTAGAGGTTGGATTTAACCCGGAATCAACTGCAAATACAATTGGCACTCGTTATTTTTTACTGGAAGTAGATGACTTTAATAAAAATCAAAGTAAACTTTTTAGATTTAATGCTGAATTAAAAAATAATAGCTCAGAAGCATTTACTTATAGTGTGTCAAATATATTAGCATTAATTCCAAATAGATGTAATTATTATGACAAAAGTTTTGAAGATTATACAGACAAAATATTTAACACTAAATTATATTTTGGACCTGTTAAAATCTCAAAATTAAAAATCAGATTATTGGATGAAAATGGAGTAGTTGTAAATTTAAATAATATGGATTTAACAATAAATATTGCAATTGAAACTATCAATAAACATCATAATACGTTATCTAAATAATTAAATAATTATGTATGTCTTCTTGACTTTTTATGTCTTCTTGACTTTTTATGTTTTTTTGAATATTTATGTTTTTTTTGGGTGCCTCCTTTTTTAACGTTTTTAACGTTTTTAATATTTTTAAATTTTTTTATTTTTAAATTACGTATAAAAAAATTAAGTAAGTCATCCGCTGTTCTAGACCCATCATATATTTGAAGTACATTATTATTTTTTACTGTTAAAATTGTAGGATAGCCGCTAGATACTGCAGCTTTAATTTTACTATTAGTTAAAATTTTATCAAATGCTTTATTTTCTATATTATATATTTTAGTTATACCATCATCATTATAAAATTTTAATTTATCATCTAGATCTTTTAAAACAGGTTTTAATTGCTCACAATAGCCACAGCCCGGCATTGTGATTATTAACCCACTATGTTTTAAAGATACCTTAATATTACTATCTTGATTTGTATAGTATATAATATTCATTTATATATTAATAAAATATATTAATATATTATATAATATATTATATAATATGTTAATTGATATTTTTTATAGTATTTTAATAATTATAATTATAGTAGGCATTTTTTGGTTTGTGAATAATTATAATAAAAATAAGAAGGAGGATTGTCCTGATGTATTAATACAAAAAGGTAAATATATATATTTAATGAATAAATATAAAAAAGCAATTCTTAAGTTTAATAATTTAGACGAATATCGTAAATATTATAAAAGTCAACAAGAACAAGGAAAAAAATGTCCTGAATTATATTTACAAAAAGAATATAATATTCAAGGAGAAGCAGTTTTTGTTAATAGAAAATCTCCATTTGAAAAAGAAGGCGGCGCACCTTCTATTTCTGGATTGGATTTATATAATACTAATAATAATTCTTTATTAGTTGATTCTACGCGGAATAATCCTCCATTTAATAATAATTTATATCCTGGGTTTGACCCAATGAACCAATATATAGGACTTGAAACTCCATTAGATAAAATGTATAATAAAGACTCCAGCGTTCCTCCCATATTAACTACCACAAAATATGAAGGGTTTCAATTTAATTAACCAGTAATTAAACATTTATTTACTAATAAATTATCTATGTTTTCTAATTCTTTTTCTGTCTTTTTACTTAATAGTGTCCAATTGTTAGTATCATTATTAGTATAATTATTATTATACTGAATTGTATAACCATTTTTATGATAAAATTGTCGCCGCTTTAACCATTGTTTTTTAAATATGTCGTGTTTGTCTATTATATCTATAACTAAAGGATTAGCATGTTTTACTCTTAGAATACGACCAACTGCTTGTTCTATTTCAGTTTTAGGTGTCACAAACACCAATGTTGTTAAAGTTTTAATGTCTAATCCTTCCGATGCCATTGAATATGTAGCCACCAATATTTGTTTAGTTTCACTAATTTTAAGATCTTTTTCTTTCATTCCTCCAACATAATAACCAACTGTTGTAATATTACGATGCTCTATTGCTTTAAATAAATATGTTAATAAACTTTTATTATGTCCTAAAATAATCATTTGTTGGTTATTATTAAGTTCCAATTCATTTTTAATTATTTTTAAAATAAACTCACTTCTAATATTAAAATTACATAATTTACTAATCATAGTACTATATTTAGCATTTCCTCGATGATCATATTCAATTGTATTAAAATCTTCATCATTCACATTAAACTCAATTGCTTTTATTAATACACTATTATCGCTTTCACGTTTCTCTTTATGAATAATATCTCCAATAAACAATTTAAATACTTTTGTTAATCCATCTTTTCTATTCATTGTAGCACTTAAGCCTAATGTATACATTGTTACGACTCGTTGTAATGCTCTTACAAATACTTCAGCTGATATATGATGAACCTCATCTACAACAGTTAACCCAAAACTATTAAATTGTGACTCGTGATAGTCTTTCATTGATAAAGATTGCAGCATTCCAATGACAATATCTTTATTATCAATATCTATAACTTGTCCTTGAATACGGCCAACATTAGCATATGGCAGAAATTGTTTTATTCTCTCGATCCATTGGTCTACTAGAAATCCTTTATGCACAATAATTAATGTTTTAACGCCTAATTGAGCAATAATTTTTAAAGCTAAAACTGTTTTACCAAATCCAGTATATAAATCTAGAAGACCGCCAAATCCTCCATTTTTTATAGTATTAATATATTTATCAACCACTAATTGTTGATCTTCCCGGAGAGAACCATTAAAAATTATATTAATTTTTTCATAATTATTAATCTTTATTTCATTTGGTTGACCAAAATGAGTTATTCCAAATACCCGAGGCACATAAAACTTTTGCGGGGATTCTTTATATATAGGAAATGCTTCTGATTCTACTGGTGATTTAGGAATATATGGTTTAGCCATTAATTCATCTCTTATAAAAACAGATTCTTTAAGTGACAATGTGTTTTTATAAATAGAATATCCTTTTTGTCCTAAATATGTTTTATACATTCTATAAAATACTAATATTTTATAGAATAATTTATTAATATTCTTCAATTTTATATATTTTATTTTATTTTATATTTTTTTATTTTAATTAAAAATATAGATATTTAATATATATAATATGTTTAAAGTGATCATTAGTTTGTTATTTCTTTTTATTATGTTAGCATATGTTTTTTCTAGTGAGTTTATTACATCAAACACTATTTTAAAAGATTTAAGCTTATATGAAAAAAAAATACAAATAGAAAACCCTGTTTATAATGAACCAATTCAAAAAACCCTTGAGGAAGAAATTGTAACAACTGTGAAAAATGAAAATAATACTAGCACTCCAGCTGCATATTTTCCTATTTTAGAATCAGTTTCTAATGCTGCCAATTTAGAATAAATATATTTACTATATTACTAATTAGGGTTTTTGTAAGCTAGTTAATTGACTGTAGCCATAATCTGTTTTTTCAGTAACTACATTAGACGTATTAAATAATACATCTCTTACTTCATCTGGTGTAGCCAATTCACCTTGTTTTAATAATCCATTTTCATTACTTATAATGTCTTTTACATTTACAAGTTCGCCATCCTTATTTATTGTTTGTGTTAATACATTTCCTGTTTCTTTTGCCTTTTTAATATTCTCTTCAATCGCTTGTTTTCTAGCTTCTTTAATCCGTTTATCAAATTCTGTTTTAGCTGCTTTTTCATTTTTCTGCTTTTCATTCATTAACTCATTTAGTTCAGATTCTAAATATTCAACTTTACCAGTTTTATATGCTTCTGGATGCCAAGGAAGCCATACACCAACCGGTCCAACTAAAATATCGTGATTTGGATCTAGCTCTCTCAGCACTTTACACCGCATTTCGGCTTCTTCTTGCGACGGAAAACAGCCTCTAACTTTTAATCCTCTTGTTGATGTTTGAAACTTATTATCCTTATTAAATAACTGTTCTAGTCTCTCTTCATTATGGTCAATATAGGTTTTATATTCTGCATCTAAAGAAATATTAAAAATATTATCTTTTTCTAGTTTTGCAAACTCTTCCAAATCACTTTGTAATTTGTCAAAGGGTAACTTATATTTATAGGCTACAAAACTTAAAAACTGAGTAAATTTCTCAAGCGATTTAAATAAATCATATTGTTTCATAAACTGTTCAAAATAAAATTGCTCTTTTTGTTTTAAGATTTTTTCTGGGGAGAGAAAAGATAAACATACAAATTTTTGTCCAGCTAAGGATTGATCTTCATCTAATAAATCAACATATTTTACATTTTGTTCTTCTTTAGTAATATCCATTATAATATTTATTACTTGTCATTTAATATTTAAGTATTTATTTTAATTCATTAATAATTATTTTCTTAACAATTATTATATGTCATTGATTGGATATTTAGATATAAATGAATTGTTTAAACGCGCCTTAAAATATTTTTTTGAAGGTATTATTGTTGCCTTAGCAGCATATGTTATACCTACAAAAAATATAAGAATTGATGAAGCAGCTTTAATTGCATTAGTTGCAGCAGCAACCTTTTCTATTTTAGATACATATTTACCCGCACTTGCGGTAAGTGCTAGAACTGGCGCTGGCTTTGGTATTGGTGCCAATCTTGTAAGCTTCCCACACGGCCTATAAATAAATAGTAAATAAATATATTATCTATACACATATATATAGATAATATGAGTAATTCAATAGAGTTAATTGAAAACGAGTTTAGACAACAATTAAGTCAATTAGATGCGTTCTACAGTAACAATTATAGAAAAATTATTAATAGTCGAATGGCATATCGCGCTAAAACTTTTTATATTAATCAGTTAAAAAATATGTATACTACTAATAAAACTAGTTTAATTAATTATAAAAATAATAAAATTAGAGAATATTTACTACAACAACAACAACAACAACAACAACAACAAGAAGAAGAAGAAAAAATTATAAATAATATAGAATTAAAAGCATTAATTATTGGTATAAATTATTTAAATACAGAAAATGAACTTTATGGATGTATTAATGATACTAACCATTTACAAAATTATTTAAGTAATAAATATAATTTTACTTCTAATAATTTATGTTTGCTAACTGATAACACTATTGTTAAACCAACAAAACAAAATATCTTAAAAAAATACAAAGATTTATTAATTAATGCAAAGCCCGGAGAAAAACTTTTTTTTACCTTTAGCGGACACGGGTCATATATGCAAGATTTAAATAATGATGAGCTCGATAAAAAAGATGAATTATTAATTACTATTGATAATCAATATATTAGTGATGATGAACTTAAAACAATAATAGATGAGTATTTACCAGATGGCGTTAATTTATTTGTTATTTTTGATTGCTGCCATAGCGGAACTCTTATGGACCTAAAATATAATTATTTAGCTGGCAATGAAGACCTCATAATTAATGAAACAATTAAAGAAACTAAAAGTAATGTATTTTTGATAAGCGGTTGCTTTGACTCGCAAACAAGCGCAGATGCTTTTATTGATAATAAGTTTCAAGGTGCGTTAACTTGGTGCTTGTTAAAAACATTAAATGAAAATAATAATTTAACTTGGAAAGACTTGTTAATAAATATGAGAACCTTATTACATCTTAAATATAGTCAAATCCCACAATTGTCATCTGGTAAAATGATTGATATTAATTCTCCCATACTTTTTTAAAACATAATTTAATATGATATATGATATATATATTATATATGATATAATATATATATAATATATAATGTCAGCATTAGAGATAGAGTGTCAAGAAAAACTACAGCGTGAGCGAATGATTGCAACAACACTTCGCTTTAGATTGGCGCATGAACGCAATAAATTGGCTGATCTTGTACGAGCACATGGTGCATTGCTGCGTTCACAACGGCAAGCAGCAGAACAAGCAGTGATAGGATCTGTAATTGTTTCTGGTGTTCCTGTCGCAGGAAAAAAACTCAGAGTTGTAAAACATTTAAAAAGTAAAAAAAAAGTAAAAAAAAGAGTAAAAAAACGAACACAAAACAAAACTTAATATTTATAGATTAAAATCCGCCTCGTAAACGTAATACAAGATGAAGAGTGCTTTCTTTTTGAATATTATAATCGCTTAATGTTCGTCCATCTTCTAATTGTTTACCAGCAAAAATTAAGCGTTGTTGGTCTGGTGGGATTCCTTCCTTATCTTGAATTTTTGCTTTTATTGTATCAATTGTATCTGCCGATTCAACTTCAAGTGTAATTGTTTTTCCGGTTAATGTTTTCACAAAGATTTGCATCCTTATATTATTATAATATTATAATATTATAATTTATTTTTATATTAATTTTTTATATAATTATCCAATTATCCAATTTCTATATTTTGGTAAATTTTATTTTCTTTATAAAAAATGGCTTTAAAAAATATAAAAATTAAGGAAAATCCTAGTTTAATTAAAAATATTATTTTATTTACAATCACTTTAATCGTTTTAAATATTTGAGCAAATAAAGCCATCATAAGTTTTAACATACTTTGATAATACTGAGAAATTGCTTCAAACATATAAATATTTATATATTACAATAATATAAATATTTAATTTTTTTTTGATTTACGATTTTTATGATTACGTGTACTTCTAGTTTGTTTAGTGCCACCTCCGATTTGCGGCGCAGATTGCTGCCCCAATGGCTGCACAGATGGCTGCCCCGATTGCGGCGCAGATGGCTGCCCCGATTGCGGCGCAGATGGCTGCCCCGATTGCTGCGCAGATGGCTGGGCTGGTTGCTGCCCCCAGCTAGGAAGCAAGTTGGAAAACCAACCCGGTTCAGCAGGAGCTGTCTGGGACCCAGTGGCCGCAGGCTGCGATGGCTCACTCGGCACTAAGTCAGTTTGTGCAGGTTTAACTCTATTATCAAAATCTGTATGTTGTGCCTCACTGCACCACCAACCAGCAAACTGAAGAAACTGTCTTATTTGGTCTATATCTTTAAATATTTTTAGTTCTAATATTTTTAGTTCTAATATTTCATTTTCAGCTATATTAATATCTATAGTCTTATCAGAAAGCTTTACTTTTGAATATAATGATTCATTTAGAGCTGATATGTCTGGCAGTGTGATTACTACTGTATTTTGTACTGTTTTTTTATTTTCGTCTTGTATCATTGTTGTATTCATAAACTCAGTTCTATCAAAGTTAATTTTATTAACGCTAACATTAGCATCTGTAATCTTAGATTTTAAGTAGTAATTGCTAAAATAAATATGATCATCCACAAAAATACATCTTTCTGTCTCTAGAGTTATTTCATTATTAGCAGCCATTCTTATATTACTATTATATTATATTTATGTTTATATTTATGTTTATATTTATGTTTATATTATTGTTATGCATATTATAAAGATTCTTCGCAAAAGTCATCTTCTATGTTATCTTTTGAGTTTATTTTTGCAGCAGTTGAAGCAACATTATTATTAGAAACTGGGCCTCTTGGACCGGTTGGTCCTATTAAACCAGGCGGGCCTATTGGACCAGTTGGTCCCATTAGACCATTTAAACCTCTTAAACCAGGTAGGCCTATTGCACCATCTTTACCGTCTTTACCTGCTGGCCCAGTAATCCCGGCGGGTCCAGAAGGTCCAGTTGGACCTATAGAACCCGGCGCCCCATTTATACCATTTGTACCTGAAATTCCTTTATCTCCTTTATCTCCTTTATCTCCTTTATCTCCTTTATCTCCTTTATCTCCTTTATCTCCTTTATCTCCTTCAGCACCTGGCGTACCTGGCGCACCTGGCGTACCTGGCGTACCTGGTGTACCTGGCGCACCTGGCGTACCTGGATCTCCTTTATCTCCTTTATCTCCTTTATCTCCTTTATCTCCTTCAGTTTCAAATTTTAATTTAACTTTATCAAATATAGTCTTTATTTGAGTACCAGTTAATGCTCCATCATATATTGTTAAATCTCTCATTGAGATATTTGTATTTGAAGAGCAATACATGGCATGTCTATCTCGTCCATAAGCGCATGCTACTTTACCAGCTGGTGGTGTACCTGGTGGCTTGTCATCAAGTCTAGAGTAATATGGAGTTGAGCTTGTTTCTAATTCTCCATCAATATAAAAATCCATTATCTGCTTAGGGTTCTGCGAGACAAGGTCTTCATTTCTTACTACAAATGTAAACATATATGTTTTGTGGAATGCAATACCCTTAGACATGCTATTACTTAATTGGAAATTATGATTTGTAGGACCACTACGGTCAGTAGAACCTTGTGTAAAAAAGAACAAATGGTTCTCAGCGTAATTATCATTTCGACGAACAAAAATGATAGGACATCTTGCAAAAGGTCCCCATTCAGCATCAGCATTAAATGCCTGTATTCTACAAATACTAGTCCAATGGTCGCCCCCAGAGTATGATGCTGCCACTCCAGTCGAATGATATATAAAATTAATAGAAATCTCCGGTTTTGTTAGAGTCAATAATGGCAAGTTACTAAGATAGGATTGAGTTGGATTATAACAATTTACAAAAGTGTTAGGAGGTCCTTGAGGTTGATAATTTGTCGGTAAACTTATGCCATCAGTAAAAGGATTCGATCTTGAAATTGTAAACACTTCTTTTTTTGAGACCATATATTTTATTAACATAATAGCTAATATTAATATTAATATGAATAATAATATATAAATTATATTTTTTGTAGTATATATTTTTTTCATATAATATTTAAAAATATTATTATTTATTTATTTTAAAATAAATCAAAATAAATAATTGAAACTATATAAAATTAAAAAACTAAATATTATGAGTAAAATGAGTATTTGGAAGCCTATAACTATTAATCCAAATTATTGTATAAATTGCATAGGTCAAGTTAAAAACAATAAAACAAATAAATCATTAACTCCTAAAGTAAATACAAAAGGGCAGTATGTAGTTAAATTAAAATTAAATACAGAGTCTAAAGAATCTAAAGAATATAAACTTTATAAAGTAGATAAATTAGTTGCAAAAGCATTTATTGTAAATCCAAATAATTTACCATATGTAAACCATAAAAATGGTTTATTAAATGACAACAGAGTTTCAAATATTGAATGGACTGCAGCAAAACCAATAACTATGCTTAATACTTTTAATACTTTTAATAGTAGTATTTATCCTAAAATAAAAATTTTTGTTAAATATACAATTTGTAAAAATGAAAATAATCAATCAAAAAAACAACTTTATTTTAAAACAGAAAAAGAAGCATTAGAGAGAATCAAAACAATACAATTAACAAATCCAGAATATAAAAGCAAGGTTCAAAAAAAAGTATACTATTTAACTGAAATAACCTATAATGAAAAAAAATTTTATAAAAAACACCAAGACTATTTATTAGTTCATAAACTTCATAGACAAATGTATTTAGTAATTAAATATTGTAATTTATTTTTAAAATTACTAAATAAAAATAAAAAATAAAAAAATAAATAAAAACAAATACTATATATGTCTGGAGGAATATTTCCTGAAAAGCCATTTGCTTTTAATATCAAATGTATAATTTTTGCAATGATTATTATGATAATATTTTTATATTCACCAAATATTAAAAACTCTTATGTATTATATGCTACATTATTTATTATTTTTGTAGTCTCTTATGTCGCTATGGCTTGGTATGATTATTTTTTTGATTGTAGAACATTACCATTAAGAAAAAGCGGCCATAGTTTACAAAGACATATAAAACCCGACGCACATATGCCTGAAAAACAAAAGGACTGGATTTGTGAGAAAGATACCAGTTTGAAATATATTTTAATATATATTTTACATATTTTGATTATTGTTCCATTAATTGCATATGTTGCCATTTATAAAAAAAAGGCACATCCCTATATTTATCCATTGCTCGGTGTTTTAGCCACTTTCACCCTAGGTTATCACGGTGTTTATTTATTAATTAGCAGTAAAAAACATTTAGATACTATTGGTGACACTAGCAATACTGAAGATAATCCATCTAAACAATTTGCATAATTATGTTAATTTGTTAAACTCATTCCTTCTATTTGTTCTGTGATCAATTGCAGATAAATAGTTTTAGCCATATTAATATAAACCTCTGGAATATTTTTATAATCTTTTATTGCTTGTTGTATAATTGAGGCATTACCACTTTCAATTGCGGTATCAATAATGTATAAAAAGTTGTCATAGATAGTTGTATTGTCATTATCAATGCCGTTATCCATCTTAGTTATTATAGTATTCTATTTTTATAATTTAATAAAAATAGTAATTCAATTCAATTTTATAATTAAATCTATAAAATATATTAAAGATAGTAGACAATATATTTTATATAAAGATGGAGAAACCCCCTAGAATCGCGATAGGTATTGATTTAGGAACAACATATTCTTGTGTTGCAGTTTGGCAAAACGATAGAATTGAAATTATTGCAAATGATCAAGGAAATAGAACAACTCCGTCATATGTTGCATTTAGCGATCAAGAAAGAATGGTTGGAGATTCCGCAAAAAATCAAGCATCAATGAATCCAAGTAACACCGTATTTGATGCAAAGCGTTTAATTGGGCGTCGATTTTCGGAACAATCAACGCAGGCTGATATTAAACATTTTCCATTTAATGTTATAGCAAAAGATGGTGATAAGCCTGTTATTGAGGTTGAGTTTAAGGGGGAGGTTAAACATTTCTTACCAGAAGAAATCTCATCTATGATTTTAGTTAAAATGAAAGAAATTGCGGAGTCTTATATTGGACAAACAGTAACAGATGCGGTAATTACGGTGCCAGCATATTTTAATGATGCACAACGATCAGCAACAAAAGATGCTGGAACAATTTCTGGGTTAAATGTAATTAGAATTATCAATGAACCAACTGCAGCAGCAATTGCATATGGTCTTGATAAAATGAGTGATGCTGAAAAAAATATTTTAATTTTTGATTTAGGCGGCGGCACATTTGATGTATCTTTATTAACATTAGACTCGGGCATTTTTGAAGTAAAGGCAACTGCTGGAGATACTCATCTTGGAGGCGAAGATTTTGATAATCGATTAGTTTCTTATTTTGTAAAAGAGTTTAAAAAACAAACAAAACTAGATATTAGTGAAAATAAACGTGCAATGACAAGACTGCGAACTGCGTGTGAAAGGGCGAAGCGTTCATTGTCTTCTAATACCCAAACAACTATAGAAATTGATTCCTTATATGAAGGAAATGATTTTTTTTCTTCAATTACGCGTGCTAGGTTTGAAGAATTATGTATGGATTTATTTAAATCAACAATGGAACCAGTTGAAAAGGTGCTTCGTGATGCTAAAATGTCTAAAAGCGAGATTCATGAAATTGTTTTAGTGGGAGGATCTACGCGTATTCCAAAGGTTCAACAATTACTCAGTGATTTTTTTAATGGAAAAGAGCCTTGTAAATCAATTAATCCGGATGAAGCAGTTGCTTATGGCGCCGCAGTTCAAGCGGCTGTATTATCAGGAACAAAAAATTCAAAAATTAATGATTTATTGTTATTAGATGTTACGCCATTATCGCTTGGGTTAGAAACATCTGGGGAAGTTATGACTGTTATTATTTCAAGAAATAGCACTGTTCCAACTACTAAATCGCAAGTATTTTCAACTTATTCAGATAATCAACCGGCTGTAACAATTCAAGTATTTGAAGGCGAGCGTGCTAGAACCAAAGATAATAATAAACTAGGAGAGTTTACGTTAAGCGATATTCCACCAATGCCTAGAGGAGTTCCACAAATTGAAGTGTCGTTTGATATTGATGCGAATGGTATTCTAAATGTTACTGCGGTTGAGAAGTCAACAGGAAAGAGCAGCAATGTTGTTATAACAAATGATAAATCGCGTATTTCAAAAGAGGAAATAGAACGTATGACTAAAGAGGCCGAACTATATGCAAAAGAAGATGAAGCGTTTAAAGAAGCCAATGCTGCTAAAAATGTATTAGAAGGTTATTGCTTACAAATCGAAAGTTTAATTAAAGATGATAAAAATACAGAATCATTAGATGGAGAAGAAAAAGATAAAATTAAAAATTGTTTAAGCTCAACTATGAAATGGCTTGAAACAAATAAATATGCATCAAAAGAAGACTACACTAATAAAAAAGCAGAACTTGAACAAGTATGTGAGGGACTAAAGCCTGCTGGAATGCCTGGAATGCCTGGAATGCCTGGAATGCCTGGAATGCCTGGAATGCCTGGAATGCCTGGAATGCCTGGAATGCCTGGAATGCCTGGAATGCCTGGTGAAGATGATATTGATTAAAATAATAAAATAATAAGTATAATAAGTATAATAAGTATAATAATTATACTTATTATATATTATGCAAAAAATAGAAACTGTTATGTTAGAAAAAAAATATAATACATCACTTTTATCAAGAATTATTAATTTTTCTAAAAGATTATGTATTCAATCATTAATTATTTTAACTATAACACTTATTTATATAAAATGTAATAGTACTAATTATTCTGATATATTAGTATATTTTAGTTTTGGTTTGTTTATTTCAATATTTTTAAATGCTACTTTAGCATTGATTTATAAAAAAGATTTTATAATAAATAGATATACAACTAAGATTGAAACTAAAAATGAAGTACCATCATTGCTTAAAAATCCATTTCTTTTAGATTTTTTAAAAACTATTAGTAAAAATAATAACAAAACAATGATTACATATTTTTTAAGTTATACAATTGGTTGGCACATTTTATTTTTATTAATAGCATTGTATTATGTTAAGTCATATATTATTGCTGCAAAAAAAACAAATGATGCCTATATAAGTGCTTTTGTATTTTTTATATTATTTGGACTATTTAATATATATATCATTGATATTTTTAAAATATATAGTAAAAGGCTAGATATTACTAATAATGAGTTTAAATTATTATTATTTTTAATAACATTAACTTATATACTATTATTATATTATTTTGAGACAATTAAGAGTTTTTAAAAAATATATATTTATATATATATAACTATAAATATAAATATGCTAAGCAAAAAACTGTTTCAAAAACTGCATTATTTATTAGTATTTTTATTATTAATAGCATTTATATTAGTGCCGTTAGAATATATCAAATATATTGCTTGGATACCTATTGCAGTAGTGATTCAATGGATAATTTATGATGGTTGTATATTAGATAAATTACACAATAAAGAGTCTACTGGTAATTGTACATCTTGTTTAAAATTATGTAATAAAAAATTAGGAGACCATATAAATAAAAAATATTTTAAAAATACAAATAGAGCAGGCTATATAACATTTTTAATTTTTATTTCATATACAACAATTGTTGTTTATAGATTAATTTATAAGATTGATGTATTATAATAATATAATAAATAAATATGTTGTTATTTATTATAATTTTGATTTTGATTTTGATTTATTTATTTTATTTTTTATTGCCATATGTAAATATGAAGCATAAAGATTTGCGTGTAGTAGTATTTGATTTAGATGAAACAATTGGATATTTTCAACAATTTGCTCAGTTTTGTCAAGCCTTGGAGTTTTTAAAAAAAAAAAAATTAAATCAAAATGAGGTTATGTTTTTATTAAACTTATATCCAGAATATTTTAGACCTAATATTTTTGAAATAATGAGTTTTTTAAAACAAAAAAAGATAAATAACGAGGTTTATAAGGTTTGTATTTATACAAACAATAATGGACCAAAACAATGGGCAAAACAAATATATAACTTTATAGAACATAAAATAAACTATAAATTATTTGATAATCATATTGGCGCCTATAAAGTAAATGGCGTTCAAATAGAAAAAACTAGAACTACTCATAATAAAACACTCAGCGACTTTTTAATAACTACAAAAATACCAAATCACACCAAAATATGTTTTATTGATGATTTGTATCATCCACATATGACTGGAAGTAATGTAACATATATAAAAGTTCAGCCATATACTATAGAATTACCAATAAATATTATTACATTACGGTTTTATCAGAATACTAGATGTAATATACCATATAATGATCTTCAAAAAGTAATTTCTGGATTTTTACACGGACCATCTATTCCACATAATATTAACGTAAATCATAATGCAAATGGAGAAAAATTATTAAAAGATTTAGAAAAGTTTTTTATTAATCATTACTAATCATTTCTAATCATTTAAATTAATCTCACTTAACTCTTCTTCATCCTCCGAATTAATTATTAACTCGTCTTCATACTCATCCACTATAGATGCTTCATTATTATCTATATTGTATATGCTTAAAGACCTAGCACTACAATCATCAGCATCAACATATTTAGGCATCCAAAAATATGGAATCAAATGACTTTGGTTTTTATAAATACTATCATAAATTGTCCTATAATATAACTGCTCCATTGTTTCTGGAGTATTATGTGTATATTCTATAGTATTATCATATTTAATTGTTTTTTGTTTAGTTACAAACTCCTCAATTATTTTATGCCACGATCTCTCTTTGCTGCTTACTCCATCGCTAAATGCTTCTTTTTTACGCCATAAAACATTGCTTGGCAAATAATCTCTGTCAAATGCTTTTCTAAATAAATATTTTTCTTGTTTTTTATTAGTTTCATATCTATAGTTTGCTGGAATTGAAAAATAAAAGGCAATAAAATCTAAATCTAAAAATGGCGACCGCGACTCTAGTCCATTTGTCGAAATACACATAGTAGAACGTAATACATCAAATCTACTAATGTCATTTAATAATTGTTTACATTCTTTATCAAACTCTAATGCATCAGGGGCATAATTCATATATAAATAACCGCCCATTAATTCATCGCTCCCGTCACCATTAAAAATTACTTTAGCATCAGATGTTTCAGAAATATACTGTGCAATTAATAAATTGCCAACGCCTGCCCTAATTGTTGTGGTATCATAACTTTCAATTATTTCAATTACTTTTACTATAGATGCAAAAAAATCTTCTTCAGAAACAATTACTTCTGTATGATTTGATTTAATATGTTTAGCAACATCTCGAGCATATTTTAAGTCTTCTGATCCTTCTAGACCAATACTATATGTTTGAATTGGTTTATCATATATTTTACTTACTAATGCTGCTACAATGCTGCTATCTAATCCTCCAGATAGTAAACAAGCAATTGGTTTAGTAGTTGTAATAATCCGTTTATAGACTGCTTCAAAAAATATATCATGAATATTATTTGTTATGATATTCATATTTATTTCTTCGCTATGTTGAGTAATTCTTGTTAAATTAAACTTGTCATATTTATTATGATTAGCAATAAACCACTTATCATTAGGAGTTTTTTCTAATACCATATAACTACCAGGATCAAACGGTTCAATTGCCAGATTATGCTCTCCCTTATAAGTATATTCACTATTATTTTGTGTAAAAAAATATAATTGTTTCATTGTAGAAGAAAAGCCTAATATATTTTTTTCTTGAGTCGGATCCCACGTTTCTGAAACTGATTTATTTGCTAAATAGAATAATGGTCTTTCGCCAAATTTATCTCTTCCAATAAATATTTTATTAAGATCATTATCAATTAAAATAAAGGCATATACTCCATCTAAACATTTAAGCATATAGTCAATCCCATATTTTTCATATAAATGAATTATTACCTCACAATCAGAGGTAGTTGTTGCTTTAATATTCATTAATTTATACAAGTGTTTGTAATTATATATCTCTCCATTACAAATTAAAATTTTATTATTATATTTTAAAGGTTGTTCCGACCTTTTATCTAATCCATTTTCACTTATTAATTTATTAAAAGATAAACAAGATAAAAAGATTTTATTATTAATAAATATTTTTGAAGATTCAGAACCTGATAAAATACCCTTTTTTGCTTGATCTTCTATAATAGTATTTGTTAATTTTATTTGATTATGATTTAATAATGCAAAAATGCTAGACATATATTAATAATAATATCATAATATCTTTTTATATTTTTTTTATTATACAAATATATATGGAAATAAAAAACAATTCCTACGATTCATATAATTTAAGTAATACTAGCAATTATAGCAACTATATTAACAAACGAATATTAGAAAGAACAATGCAATTTGAAAATATAGAAGCTTTAATTTCGCCTAGACCGCAGTCTACAGTATGTACAATGCCATTAGATAATATAATTTTAAACGAATCTTGTAGATCAATAATATTAAATTATGAGAATACTAATAGTACAACAAGTGATACTAATACTTGTAATATAGATGGTAAATGGTGTAAATATGTTAATAATATAGATACTGAATCTATATTAAAAAATCAAGTATATGCATTACAACACGCACCTCATACCAAATATGTACCTGACAGTAGTAGTGAATTATATAAATCAAATACTATTAAAACCTATAATAAAAATGCAAAACAATCTACTCATTCTAATATAAATAATCCAAATAATCCAAATATAGAATCTCATATTTCAACACTATTTAATCAAGATACTCGTCAAATATTAAAAAATAACAAATACTAATATAGTAATATACTATTATACTAATATGAATAATAGCGAAGCAATACCTGAAGCAATACCCGAAGCAATACCTGAAGCAAACAAGGATTATTATATTAATAAAATAACTTTAGAATATTTAGTAAATCCTAGCATACATATTAAAACAAATAATTCTAATGAATTATTGAATAAAGATATTAAGTTTTATAAAAAACGAATATGTCAAATTACGAAAGATATGAGCTGCGGAGACTTTATAAATAATAACTTAGAATCACTCTTTAATAATTATGCATCCCAATTAATATATTATTTTAAACAAATTGATTATGAAGATATAAATCAAAAAGAATATAATGATTTAGATAATTTTGTTAATAATGTTAATGATAAACCAGTCTTGCCAATAATAAAAGATATAAATATTAGCGACCCAATATTAAGGAATAAAGGGATCAAAAAAAATTAATATTTATTATATATATATTAAATATATACTAAATATATGCATAAAAAAACAAAAACAAAAACAAAAAAAAAACAATCTAATCAAAATAATCAAAATAATCAAAATAATCAAAATAAACAATATAAATTAAATTGTGGTCCAACTAAAAAATTAAAATATTCTTGTTATGAGCCTAAAAGTATAATTAAAATGAAACAAGCATGGAATAATTATTATCCAAATAATCAAATTGAATCAAATGATGTATTTACTATTTGGAAATTTATAACAGAAAATCTTAAAGAAAAATGCACTAATGAAAAATGTTGGTTATTTCAACCATTCATGTCGGCGCATTTAGATAAACATTTAACAAATTTTACATTTGCACCACCTTCGCCAAAAGAATGGCAAAAAAACCCAAATACTTGGTTAACAAATCATGACATAGAAAAAGTTTTAAAACAATATGAATATAAATATTCTAGTTTTAAATTAATTGGACCATCCGCGATTGATTTTGATAAAAAAATAAATCCCAATGAATGCGTTTATAATGAATTATGTAATTTTAGTATAAGTGAATATAAAAAGAAAGGTCTCACAAAAATAGGTATTGTTTTAAACACCGATCCTCATACTAGTGATGGCTCTCATTGGATTTGTTTATTTATAAATATTAATCTTCAATATATTTATTTTTTTGATAGTAATGGATTTGTAGTTCCAAAAGAAGTAACTATCTTTATGAATAGAATACATGAACAAAGTAAAGAATTAGGAATGCCATTTAAAATAATAATTAATAAAGTGGAACATCAAAGAACAAACACAGAATGCGGTATGTATGTATTATATATAATAATTTCATTATTAAAGAAAGATACTTATCCAAATTTTAAAAAAATTATTCCGGATTCTAAAGTAGAATCATTAAGAAAAATACTTTTTAATTAATTATTTTATATTTTATATTTTATATTTTATATTTTATATTTTATATTTTATATTTTATAAAATATAAATACTATACTACTTTAAATATATATATATAAAATGGCTAATAACTTTGTATCAAATGAGAATAAAGCATTTATATGGCAGATTTTAATGGAAGCAAATGCATTTAATAATATTTCTAATAGCAAGTTTCAACAAATAAACTTAAGTTATGAGACTATTATTAGTGAAATTTCTAAAAACACAGGAATGAGTTTAATTGAAAAAAATAAATTATTAATGAGTAAAATGTTAGAACTGTTAAAACATTTAAAATATGAAGCTCAACATACTCGCTTACAAAATGTTGACATTAAAGTAGATCTGCAAAAAGGAGAGACCGATTATATAAAGATTGTAAATCATAATAAACCAAAAGATATTAGTTTTAATGAAGAAATAGATAAACCATTTGATCCTAGTGAATTAAATACAAAATTAAATGAAATAGTTGCTGCTCGGTCTTATGATAATCCAAGTTCAATCATAAATAAATCAAGTGATAAAAAAGTAGGGTTTTCTTCAATCCTAGAAACAATTCCAGAGAAAGATTCAACAAATGAAAAAGTATATACACTATTACAAACTATCGCAGCAGACTTAAAAATATCTATTAATAAACAAGATTTGATTATTGAAATGCTTAATAGAGTTGAAATGCCGAATAGAGTTGAAATGCCGAATAGAGTTGAAATGCCGAATAGAGTTGAAATGCCGAATAGAGTTGAAATGCCGAATAGAGTTGAAATGCCGAATAGAGTTGAAATGCCGAATAGAGTTGAAATGCCGAATAGAGAAAGCTAATTATTTTATATTTATTTTATATTTATTTGATATTTTTCATAGTTTGGAGGTTCGCCTGCGAGAGAAATATTTTTAAAAGAAATAGTTCCTAATATAACAGGATTATTTAATTTGATAGAATCTAATGTGTAAAGAGTGGTTTCAACCACTTTATTGGCATCTTCATTTGCGGGTATTAAATCTAATATATTATAGCCACATTCTATTTTAGAACCATCTTTGTTTGTTATTAAAATTGGTTTAATTTCTATTTTTTTGGATTGTTTATTTAATTTCTTAGCGTCATCTTTATCGTCTGTTTCTATTGATGGAGTATATATATATTTGTTTGTATTTGTAGATCCAAAACTTAAACATTTTAATTCGGAACTTGAGCCAACACTATTATGTAAATTACAATCAATAGATGCTTCTTTCATATTTTTTAATATTTCTTGAGTTACATTCTCTTTTTGTTTTGATATTTCATAAAGAGATTGGTCACTTGTTAAATATGGATCTTCTGTTGTTTTATAAAACATGTAAATACTTTTATCTAATGCACTTCTATCTTGTTTTTTTAATTCTTTTGATGCATTATCAACTAATTCTTTTGTAAGGTCCATTAAATATAAAAAGACTTCTACTGTTTGTTTTTCTAGTGGCAAACTTTTATGACTACAAATTCTACGAGCGCGACCAATTACTTGATCATTTCTAACAGGATGCCAATATGGTTCTGTAATATGGACATAACGCACATTGCTTAATGAAATGCCTTCGGCACCTGATGCAGTAATCATAATAATTTTTATTATTGATCCATATATATTTTTATCTCCGATCTCTCCACCATTTAATTTAATAATGTCTTCTTTTAATGTTTTTGTGTTTGTAGCATCTAATGCCTCCCAATTACTATTAAATATATTTCTTAAAATCTCCTTTTCATCGGCTTGTTCTGTGCCAGTATATAGAATATATTTAGGCTTGGCAATGTCCTCTTCTTTTATATTTAATCGCCATTCGCCTTGTATCTTAACAATTTTAAATTGAGCAAAGCCATTTGCTTTTAATACTAATGATAAAATACCGATTCCTTCTAGGGTTCTAAATTGACTGTAAATTAAATGAGTTCCTTCATAAGTATCATCTAGTAATCGATTTAATATATTTAAAAACTTTGGACTATAAATACTTAATTTTTCTGGTGTTAAAAACTCATCGCGTCTCTTATCTAAAGTGTCTAATGCTTTTATAATTCTTGAAGCATAACTTGTTATTTCGCTTTTAATAAGTTGTCCTTCGGGCGCTTCTTGTACTTCTTGTCCTTCTTGTTCTATATCATTTGGAACTAAGATGGCATCCACTAAATCTTCATTTGCTTCATCATTAATAACATCACCAATAGATTTGCCATCTCGAGGCAAGGGTCTAACAATCTCTGGCGCAGGAAATACAAAATTACAAAATGCACGAGAGAAAATACGATAGGTTGAGGAAGACTCAAACAAATCGCCAGCACCTTTTAATGCGTTTTTTTTAGCATTATTTCGTTCTAATTTACGCTCTTCGGCGCGTGCTTTTTCATATTCATCAAACTGAATTTTGCTCATAGGAACTAATATGATATTAAAATTTTCATTTTTATTATATTTTGGGAGCAAAGCATCTATATCTGGAAAATAAGAAACTAATCCTAAAATACGACGTTTAAACATTTCCATATTTTTAAGCTTAATAGGCTCACCTTTTTTACTTGATTCTAAGAAATATTTATTAAAGTCATCTTTATTATCTGGCAAACATTTATTCGCTTTCAAGCTTATAAAAGAATCTTCTGTTTTAATATTTTCTTCTAATAATATTTGTCTCACAATTGCAATAAAGTCAGAATCACTAATATTTCCACCTTCATTTAATTCAACACCAGAATAATTTGTATTTTTATCAACGGTTGAAAAGAATCCATATGGATTTCTAGTAATTGTTAATATTGGTTCCGGAGTAGCTTTAAATCGCAAGTAATCAATATTTGAGTTTAATTTTGATGTAAACAATTTTACTAATGAGCTTTCTGTCAATTTAAACTTGCCTTCGTTGATTAATTTAAGCTGCCAGGTATTTATATTTCCGCGCAATATATTCATCATAATTGCAATTTCGTGTGGGTAGTTAATAATAGGAGTTCCTGTTAATAATATAATCTTAGTATTTTCAGCACTTTGCAAATAATTATATATTTTCATCGCCAACGAGGTTGGACGCTTTATTTGATTAACGATTCTACTTACAAAATTATGTGCTTCATCTATTACAATTACTTTATTCGAAAATGGATTACCTTTAGCTAGTGCAACCATTTCATCAAACTTTTTCTCTCTTAATCCGTTATATCTAACAAATACATATTTATTATTTAACATACTGTCAATTTGCTCATTTAAAACTTTTTGTTCGCTAACATCCAAAGTGCTATAATTTGGAGGTTTGTTTTTATCAATAAACCAAGCACCTCCATTCTTTTCTATTATTTTAGGAGACAAAGATAATACATTAGCTAATGCATCTTTTAATTTTGGATTTGTTTTGATACTAATAAACTCCCAATACTGATTATTTCTATATAATATATCTCCGCATTTTTTTAATTCTTGTTTATAATTTTCTTCTAATGATTTAGGAAGCATAATCATAACTTGTTTATCTGTTTTAATTCCTTCTACAATCGCAATAGAAGAACAAGTTTTACCAGAGCCTAATCCATGATATAATAATAATCCTCTATATGGCGTTATTAAATTAATATAATCTCTTACTATCATTTGATGCGTTAATAAACTAAATGAATCCGTTCCGCTTTTATCGCATTTATATTCATCTACTTTGGCCAGTAATTTTCTTTTATATGGTTCTAATAACCGATTTATAAAATTAATAAAATATTCGCGATTATTTAAATAGTATTGTGAACTTTTAATATTAATTGCTTTTGTATTAGGAAGTCGTTTTGTTAATTCTTCTACATTTGCTCGTTGAGTCACTAATTCCAATTGTGTTTCTTCTTCGGTTTGTATTAGTGGTTGCGGTGGTTGCGGTGGTTGCGGTGGTTGCGAAGGATCCAGCTGTATAATCTTTGTTGAAACATTACTATCATATTTGGATAAACTCCATAATATTTTTTGAAAATATTTTTTTATAATAGTTTCATCTAACATAGTTGTCGCAAAACTAAGACTATTTTTAGCAACCGTTTCACATTTTTTATCATTATCAATACACCATTGAACTCTCTCTTCTAAGTTGGATAAATCCGCATTTATAAGTATGTAATGTACATTTGGCTTAATAAGATGGTCAATCCAAGATGTATATTCACTTTTAACTCTTAAAATTAAAGAACCTGTTCTCATTGTTGTTAACAATCTATATGCATTAACATTGCCATCTACATGAATAATATACTTACAATTGCTTTGTTCTTTCATAGTCAAAAACCCAGCAGATTTAATATTTGTATTTAACATTCCAACTCCATTAATTGGGTCAAACTTAATTGATTTGCTATCTATAGTTTTGCTTTTGCTTGTTAATCCAATATCTAATAAATCTTTAGGTACAGATTTAAAATCAAATGTTAATAATTTTAATCGTTGATTTGTTTCTGCAGTATAACCGCAGCCAGAAGGACCGCCTCTAAAAACCGCTTTTACTTTTTTTTGATTCCAAATAGTATTAAATTGCTCAAAATCTGTTTTTTTACTAAAATCAATATCATCATAATTTGGAATAGGAATATCTAAATAATTATTTTCACCAGACATTGATAATATTGGAATATGTTCTGTAAAATTATATTCATTTAATGCTAAATCACCAGTAACCATTGGAAATGGCTCACGTCCATTCGCTTTTAATATTATTGCATCTGTCAAATTTAAAATAAAAACCCCATTCGGCAGCCTCATATTTTTCACTATATTTGAATATATGTTTTCTTCAACATAACGAGTTTCTTCACTAACTGGTTTATATTGTTCTTTAAATATACATTGTAATATTCTAGCCGGTTTTTTTAACTCTTTTTTAATAATTTTTTTTTGAACATCAGTTATTAATGTATTGCCTTCTAATGAAGGTATATGAATTGTTTTAATTGCATTTATAAAACTTGGTGCCGGCTCTGTCATTTCAACTTTATAAATTACAGGTTTATTATCCATAATACACAACATATAAAATGAATGATGTAATTTTTTAAATAAATAGTCAAGTGTATTAGTTAATGCTTGTGGTGTCATTTGCCATATTGGATTGGTAATTTGCGGTGGAACTGCTAAACTATTTATATTTGATTTATTAAAATCAAATCGTTTACTTGCAGTAGCATATGCTATATATTTTTTCCCTATTTCTAAAGCTTCTTCGTAATTATTTATTACTTTCATTTTTCCATTCTCTATTATATCTAAATCAGGCATAAGAGTTTTTGGTTTTTTAACAGTTTTCAGTTCTATTGGTTTTTTTTTTGTTGCTAGGACCGGGGCTGGCTCTGGTGCTGGGGCTGGCTCTGGCTCTGGCTCTGGTGCTGGCTCCGGTGCTGGATCTGGTGCTGGATCTGGGTCTGATGACTGCATATCTTGTTGAGGCGACTGTTTTACTTCTTTTATTCCTAATTTTTTTAATATTTGTGTTCTATTTATAGGAAGATTTCGTTTGTCTACTATATCTATTGCAATTTTTACTGGATTTGCTAATTGTGGATATTTAATTACTATTGTTTTTTTTTTAACAGGTTCTTTTTTTTCCTTAAATAAGTCAGACATTTAATATATAAAAACATTTAATATTTTAAACATTAAAATAATTATTACAACCTGAAAAAAAAAATACAATATTATAAAATGTCTAATTGTCTAATTGTCTTAATGCTTCCTCACACGCAATTTGTTCTGCTTTTTTTTTAATTTTATGAATACCTTTGCCCATAAATATTAATAGTTTATTTTGAGACTCTTCTAACATAGCATGAATATTTTTAAACGTTTTTAAATCTTTAAAATTAACAGCTTTATTAAGTGTTGTTTCATATTTTTCTTGTCCTAAACAAATGTATACACCCATTTCATATCCATGTTCTAATGAATGACTAATTTCAATATAATCTGGTGTAATTTTAAACTCTTTTTGAACCAATACTTGAAATTGATTTTTATAATTATCATCGGTTTTTATTAAGGTTACCCAATCTACATGTTTCTCAAAAATATGTTCAATGAAAACTTGCGCCATTTGAAAGCCTGGACCGGTTGAAAATGTATTAGTAAACCACTTATCATCATCTTTTATTGAAATTTTATTAACATCTAAAAATAAAGCCCCAATAAATGCTTCAAATAAACAACCTAATCTTTTAAAATTAGTTCTTATATTTTTTTCTTCAGCATGTTTTGATAATATAAACCATTTATGTAATTTTAATTCATATGCTAATTTGCCGATATGTTCATTCTTAACTAAGGCAATCTTTTTTTCGGTCATAAATCCTTCATCTGCTTTTGGAAATCTTTTATATAAATAATACTTAGTTACTAATTCTAAGACACCATCTCCTAAAAACTCTAAACGTTCATTTGATTTAGTTTTCAACGGCAAACAATTAAATGGTTTTTCTACTACTTTTATCTCTAATGTAGCATTTTCTAAAGCAGGCCTTTTAATATATGAATTATGTACAAATGCTCGCTGATATAATTGTAAATTATCAATAGTATAATTTACACCATAACTTTTGAGAATAGATTGAACATCATTCAATGTAATCTCATTATTTAATGGATTAAAAGGATTAAATGTTAATCCTTCACTTGTAGCTTTTAGATCAGGGTCATTATAATCTATCGTTTCATTATCAGTTAGATTTAGTGTCTCAAGCTCCATACTTTTAAATATACAATTACTATGTAAATATATTTATATACTATTATTATATCAATTTTATAGAATTGATTTAATAAATAAATAAAAATAACTATATAATTTATTATGAGTGGAAGAAATGATATATTATTATCTTTTAGTATATTCTTTATTTTCTTTCTATTGATTTTTAGTAATCTTTTATTAATAAGTTTGGAAGAACTGAAAAAGGATTTTGTAAAGTATAGATGTGTACCAATTTTTATGCCTTTTGTTGGAATAATTGATGAAAATCCGGTTACTAATTTTGCATTTTGTGTTAAAGATTTATTAGGCCAATTTATTCCAGATTTATTAGCGCCACTACATTTAACCGATAATATATTAACAAAAAATATTGGTGGTCTATTAGGTTCTTTAAAATCTTTACGTGAGTTTTTAAACAGAATTAGAACAATGGTAACAGAAATAATACAACTAATTATGTCTATATTTTTATATTTAGTAGTTGGAATTCAAGAAATAGTAATTTCTTTGAAAGATTTATTTTCTAAAACTATTGCAACCGCCTTTGTTTTTAAATATTTACTTGAATCTGGCAAAATGACAGCAGAATCAGCTTGGAATGGTGTCCCCGGAAAAGCTATTAGAACTCTAGTTTCTATGTGTTTCCATCCAAATACTTTAGTTAAATTAGAAAATGAAACTTATAAATTAATATCTAATATTGAAGTTGGTGATATTCTTAAAAATGGACAAATAGTTTATGGAACTATGAAATTACATAATTTAGATAATAATAATAATTATGCACAAAACTTATATAAACTCCCTGGAGAGTTTTATGATAATAAAATAAATGATGTTCTTGTTTCTGAAAGTCATCTTATTTATAATAAGATAACAGAAAGCTTTATACAGATAAAAGAATATAAAGACGCTGAGATTTCAAATATAAATAGTAAGACACTAATTTGTTTAATAACATCAGATCATACCATACCAATTGGCAATCATATTTATCACGATTGGGAAGATAAACAACACTCTATTTCTTTAAAAATATTATAATAATGTTTTAAATATCTAATATATATTATAATTATACTATATACTATATATGAGTGCACCACTTAAAAATCATATAAGTACAATAATTGAGGGAAAATATAAAAATAAACCAACCTCATTTAATGCTTTATATGGGGGAGATTTTATGTTAGGCATTGCTATTATTTTTATTTTTATAGTTCTTATTATGTATTATTATATAAAAAATAATATACCAAAAATTAAAGCAGATTGGTCAAACAAACGGTGCAATCCTTTATATATGCCTTTTGCAGATTTAGTTAAACCAGATAAAACTAAAACTAAATATGAAATAATTAGTGACAATTTTGGTCAATGTATTCATGATGTTTTATATAGTATAGCAGATGATGCGTTAGCTCCGCTTTATTATTCTAAAAAAATAGCTACCAAGAATATTAATAAATTATATAATATACAAGTTGAAGTAGGCCCAGACATTAATAGTTTAGCTGATAAAATTACAAAGATTTCTGATACAGTAATAAGCAAAGCAGCAAATGTTATAACTCCTTTTGTAGAAAACTCATTAATAATGAAAGATACTCTTTTAAAGGTACAAGGCATTTTTCAAACTGGAGAATATGTTGCAGTGACAAACTATTTAATAATTAAAAAATTATTGTTAGCTTTACCTATTATCTTTGGTATTTTATTAGGTATTCTTATAGCAAGTCTTGGCGCTGCTTTTTTTGGATTTCCATTTACTCTGCCTCTAATATTTGTTATATTAGCGTTAATAGTAGTTTGCACTGTTATATTAGTTATTTCAATTATGATAACAAAGCATTTAAAATAAAATAATTATGTATTTAATAGCAATTTAAAATAATTTAATATATTAATATATTATTATATTAATATAATAATATGATAAATATTGCTAATTTTTATATATCACGGCGTACATTGTTTTTTTTAACAATTATTTTAATTTTATTAGCGATGCATCTATTTTATGGATGTTGCAGTGTAACAATAACTAAAAATGCAGAATCTAACAATCCTGCTTTTAATACAAAAAATGAATTAACAGATTTAGAATTAACAGATTTAGAATTAACAGATTTATCTAATAAATATACTACCGAAAATCATTTTTATATACCTAATAAATCATTATCCGCTGAAGAAATTAAAAATATAGCACACAGAGGCGGCAATAATACTTAATATTATAAATTGCAAATAAATTGTCTTAATTTTTTTTGTGAGTCTTTTGAGTATTATGCAGTGTCACATTTATTTTATATAGTTTACCAATAATAAGTTGAATAAACACTTCATCTTTGTTTTTATCATAATTTAGTAATTTAAATCTTGTTAGTTTACTATTTAAAAACTCTTTAATATTTTTACTAAACTCTATATTTACCTCATTATTTATAATATAATAATTCGCATAGCCATCTAGATTAACTAAACCACTTAATTTTAATAAAATTTTATGATTCACAATTTCTGCTTCAATATATTCTTTTCCAATAAAAGGTATAGTAATAAAATGTTTATATATTCCATACTTTGGAATAGAACTTATAATTCCAATTAATAAATATAATAAGCTCATATATAAATATAAATTGAAATAATATTTATATATTATTATGTATTTTATATATAATTTTTATAGATGTCTTATAAACTTGTAATAGTTGAATCGCCTGCTAAATGTGAAAAAATAGAAGGATATCTAGGATCTGAATATAAATGTATAGCTAGCTTTGGACATTTACAAGAACTAAAGTCACTTAAAGATATTGATATAAACAATAATTTTCAACCTCGGTTTACTCCTATTGAAAGTAAACGTAAACAAATAGATTATATTCGTTCAAAAATATTGAACGCAAAAGAAGTAATATTGGCAACGGATGATGACCGGGAAGGAGAAGCAATTAGTTGGCATATATGTAATTTGTTTAATTTATCAATTGCCACAACAAAACGAATTATATTTCACGAAATAACAAAACCTGCACTAATGCATTCAATAACTAATCCGACAACTCTGAATATGAATATTGTGAACTCCCAATTTGGTCGACAAATTTTAGATTTATTAGTAGGATATAAAATAACGCCAATTTTATGGGAGAAAATATCTAGAACCAAAAAATTGTCTGCTGGTAGATGTCAAACAATCGCACTACGTATAGTTTATGATTGTCAAAATGAAATAAACAATTCTAAAGGTGTAAAAACGTATAATACAACGGGTTATTTTAGTGATAAAAATATTCCTTTTGCATTAAATCATAATTTTGAAGATGAAAAACAATTAATTGCCTTTTTAGAAGACTCTAAAACGCATCAACACGGTTTATTAATTGAAAAACCTAAAGACTCTATTAGACGTCCTCCACTGCCTTTTAATACTAGCACGCTGCAGCAAGCAGCGAGTAATGAATATCATTATTCTCCAAAAGTCACAATGCAGCTTTGTCAAAAACTATATGAATCAGGCTATATTACTTATATGCGAACAGAAACAAAAAAATATAGTAATGATTTTATTAAATTAACTACAGATTTTATAACTAATAGTTATGGAATTAAGTATGTTAATTCCAATATTAATTCAATTAAAATGGATCAAGTAAATAATACAACAACACAACCACACGAAGCAATACGACCTACAAATATCTCTCTCACTTCAGAAAGCATTGATTTAAATAAACAAGAAAAACAAATGTATAATTTAATATGGAAAAATACAATTGAAAGTTGCATGTCTGATGCATTATTTAAAACATTATTAGTAAAAATTACTGCTCCGCAAAAATATGAATATAGTTATTGCTGCGAATCTATTGTATTTTTAGGTTGGAAAGTAATTGGTTATAATAATAATAAAAACACCGCAATTGACCCAGTAAAAACAATGGCGTATGAGTATTTGCCTAAGATTACTAATAAAATATTACCATATAAAAAAATTGTTTCTAAATTAACATTAAAAGCGATTAAGTCACACTATAGTGAAGCCTGTCTTATTAATATATTAGAAGAAAAAGGAATAGGCCGACCATCTACCTTTTCATCATTAATTGAAAAAATACAAAATAGAGGATATGTTAAATTAGAAAATATAACAGGACAAACAATAACTTGTAAAGATTATTATCTTGAAACCAATACTATTTCGCAAATACAAGAAGACCGACAATTTGGAAATGAAAAAAACAAACTAGTCATTCAACCTACCGGGGTTTTAGTTATTGAACTATTATTAAAACTATATCCCACATTATTTGATTATGAATATACTAAAAATATGGAATCTAATTTAGATATTATTGCACACGGTAATAAAAATTATTGGGAATTATGTTTAGAATGTTTACGCGAAATAAACCATTTAAATAATCTAAACAATCTAAACAATCTAAACACTCCAAAACAAGCTAAATCTTCAGTAAAAAGCGAAGACATTGTAATAGATGATGCTCATATATATATGATTGGAAAGTATGGACCAGTTATTAAATGTTTAACAACTAAACCACCAACATTTTTATCAGTTAAGTCTAATATAGATTTAACTAAATTAAAAAATCAAGAATATAAATTAGAAGATATAATTGAAAAAAATGTAGTTGTTAATAAAATATTGGGACAATATAATGGTTCCGATATTGTATTAAAAAAAGGCAAGTTTGGTTTATATATATCTTGGGATAAAAATAAAAAATCATTAAATAATATTAATATTGAAGAATCAAAAATTGTTTTAGACGATGTAATTAAACTAATTGAAAATAATAAATCGTCAAATGAAAATATATTGAGAGAAATATCTAAAGAAATATCAATTCGAAAAGGAAAAGGAACTTATGGAGATTATATATTTTATAAAACATCTAAAATGATAAAACCTAAATTTATTAAATTAAATAAGTTTAAAGAAGATTATTTAACTTGTCCATCAAGTAACATAATAAAATATATTGAAAAATAACTATTTAACTATTTAACTATTTAACTATTTAACTATTTAACTATTTAACTATTTAACTATTTAAAATATTTTATCTTTAAAATATAATAATCATATTATTTATATATGCTAGTATACACTGCTTTTATTATGATATTTTTATGTATTTGTTTATCTATAATAGCAAATAATTCACAATATAAACAAAATGATCCTGTATCTAATAAAGCGTGGTTGCAAACAAGTGCTGCGTGTTATTATGTATCGGCAATTTTAATGCTTATTGTATGGGGGTATTATAGTCTAAAAACAAACTATAGTTTAGATACATATACTACTACAGAAAAACTATCAAGTATGAATGTTTTCTTACGGCCGCTTCCAGCTGCATTTACAGGGTTGCTTTTAATTTTTGCAGCATCACAACTACTATTGTATCAAACAAGATTAATTGAAAAACGTGTAGTCGCTGATTATTTTGAGTGGAACAGGACCTTTACATTTTTATTAATAGTTCAATTAATTTTATTAGTAAATGCTGCGGGCAATAACTTTATGTATAAACCTTTTAATTATCTTATATATATAATTTGTTTGCTTAACTTTATTGTTTTAGGAATAATACATATATTATTACATTTTTTTTCTACTGATGGTTAGTTTAATATATAAACTTATAAGTAAGACCTATTTTATTATTATTTTCCCAAATGCCTGATATTTTTAAAATTAACTTATTATTTTTTATGTATTTTATAATATATACTAGTTGAACTTTAATTCTATTCACTTTTTCAATATTTAATTTATATTTATTTAATATTGAGGTTTCAATATTTTCAAGTATATTATATAAAGTATTTAAATTGTTTAAATCATTTAATTTATCCAAAGTGATTTGTAAATATAAACCATTTAATATAACATTATGATCAGAATATATAATTCGAACAAATGTGCTATCATCAATTATATTATTTTTAATTGGATCATAAAAAAATATGTTATTTATATCAAAATTATTATAATCAATTATAATATTCATTTATTATAGATTATTATAATTTATTTTATTAAAATGTTTTTAAGTATTTAAAAAAAATCTCATATATGTTATTAAATGAAATTAACAGAAACGCATTTTATTGATTATATTAATAAAAAAAAATTACATACTATGCCAATTTTAAACAATTTAAACAATTTAAACAATTTAATTATTTATGGTGCGCCCGGAATTGGTAAATATAGTTATGCTCTTAATATTATAAAACAGTTTAGTAGTAGCGAGTTAAAATATGAAAAAAAAATTAATATTACTAATAATATTAGTAATAATAAAAATAATAAAAATAATTTTTTTTTTAAATTAAGTGATATACATTATGAGGTTGATATGTCTTTAATAGGATGTAATTCTAAACAATTATGGAATGATATATATTTACAAATAGTGGATATTATTTATGCAAAACAAATTAAGATTGGAATCATCTTATGCACTAATTTTAATTCAATTCATTCTGAATTATTAGATATTTTTTATAGTTATATGCAAACTAGTTTTAATAGTAATATAGTAATACGTTTTATTATTATTACTACAGATATTAGTTTTTTACCAGACAATATTATTAATTGTTGCGAAAAAATAATACTTAAAAGGCCCTCAAAAAATGTTTATAATACTACACTTAATATTAGTATTGATAATGAGTTTAATATTAATAAAATCACTAATATAAAAGATATAAAACCAATAAAATCAATAACACCTATAAATGCATTAACCAATAACGAGTGTCCATATAATAATATTATGCAAACATCGCATCATTCTCTAAGTAATTTACTTTTAAATTGTATCATTAATTATAATGAATTAATTTTTTTAGAGTTGCGAGAAACATTGTATGAGATATGTATTTATGATATAAATATTTATTCTTGTATAAATTATATTATTCATCAATTAATATTAAAACAATTATTAACCGCTGAAAAATTAAATAAGATTTTAATAAAATTAATAGATTTTTTAAAATTATATAACAATAATTATAGACCAATTTATCATTTAGAAAGGTATATATTATATATAATATGTGTATTAAATGAATTTTAATGAAGCATGTGATATTCTTGAACTTCCTAATAATTTTACTTATCAAGAATTAAAACAGAATTATTACTCATTAGCTTTAAAATATCACCCAGATAAAAATTTTGAAATAGATGCTACTAGTAAGTTTCAAACTATTCAGTGTGCATACAATTATTTAAATAATTTAAATGATCTAAATAATCTAAATAATCTAAATGATGAAAAAAAAAATAGCGTTGCTGAAGAGTTTGATAATACCCAAAACTATAATGAGTTTGTTAAAATTATTTTAGATAATATTCTTAATAAAAAAATATATAATGAAAAGATTATTAGTCTTCTTACTTTAAAATGCAATGAATTAACATTTACATTTTTAAAATCATTACCTAAACATAATATATTAGACTTACACGCAATTATTACAAAATATTCAAAAATATTAAATATTACTCCTGATATATTAGATAAAATTAATATAATCAAAGATATTTTCGACTTTAATACTAATACTAATACTAATACTAATAGTAATATTGAAGATATCAAAATTATATTAAAACCTTCTTTAAATAATTTATTAAATGCCGATTTATATAAATACACACATAGAAGTGAAGATTTATATATACCTTATTGGCATCACGAACTAGTATATGATTTATCACAATGTACTATTATATTTAAATGTGAGCCTGATTTGCCTGACTTTATACAAATTGACGAATTTAATAATTTATTTGTTACTATTACGATCAATATTTATGATATTATAAGTTTTAAGAATATAGATATTAGTATTGGTGAAAAAATGTATATTATACCCGTTAATGAATTAAAAATTATTAAACAACAAACCTATATTATAAAAAAACAAGGAATACCATTAATTAATATGAAAAAAGTTTATAATATTACTCTACGAGCAGATATTCATTTTAACATTATATTTAAAGATATTTAAAGATATTTAACGGTCTTATTGACTTAAGCAGTTGGCTTCTTACGCACAACCTTCTTCTTAACACTTGTGTCAGCTTCAGCAACAACAACTGGTTCTGGTTCTGCTTCAACATCTACATCTGGTTCTGGTACTGGTACTGGTACTGGTGCTGGTACTGGTACTGGCACTGGCACTGATTCTGGTACTACTTTTTCTACAGCTTCAACTTTTTTTGTAATTACAACTGGTTGTTCTTGAACAACTTCTTCCTCGTCTGAATCTTCAGCATATACTACAGGAACTTTAGTTGTCTCCATTTCTACATCATCTTCGGTTTCTGCAGTTGCTTTAAGCATTGCTTTTTCAGCCTCAGATAGCACAATTAAACATTTGCCTTTGAGTGATACTTTTGGATGAGGGGTTGCTTGAAATAACTTCCAAGTTACTCCAAACTTTCCATTTGCAAACCATAGTCCACCACATTGAATAATTGTTTTAACAGTAATTCCTTTTGTTACAATTTCAGTAGGTAGAAGTCCTTGTGTGTTTGGAAATAGCGAGTTTCCTTTCATATCATAAAGTTCAATCTTCCATTCACCTTCCCACATTGGCACTTTAATTCTAAGTGAAGGCTGACGAGTATAATCAAACTCTCCACTAGAGGCGTGACCATCTGGATATTTTGGATATTTTAGCATAGGAGTCCATAGTGCATCACACACATCAGCGCTCATCTTTGGTTTGTTTAACCAATCTTTACTGTTAGCCATTGCATCATTTTTAAGCTTTTTTTCCATTGCTTTCATAACCTCTAAAAACTTGTCTGTTTTTTCAGAGTTTTCATTTTTAAAATCATCATTTGGAAATTGCAGAGACATATCATATGTTCGCTTACCACTAGCTTCATCTACATACTCATTAATTCCCCAAGTTAACATTAGTGGAGTCTGTAGCATTAGACTTTTTTTTGATTTACTATTCAGAATACCAATGCTTTTTCCTCCTGAAGGATTAATCTTTGGTTTAGTATACATAAAGTCTTTATCAACGTTAAAGTCAGTGGTATCAAGGATCATCTGCTGTGCTGTCATGTCTGCCATCGTATGTATTCTAAGTTTTAATTTTATTTTTGAAATCAATTTTTTATTTTTATTTTTAAAAAATAAATCGAAAAATAAATCGAAAAATAAATCGAAAAATAAATCGAAAAATAAATCGAAAAATAAATCGAAAAATAAATCGAAAATAATATTATTATAATATATTATGAATAGCATATATCAAGAACCTATTCGACGGCGAAATAAATATTCTATACCTAGAAATACCGTGATGACTAGATATCCCAGAGAACAACAAGTACAACAAGTACAACAAGAACTAATACATAATTATTTTGAAGATTCTACAAATAAAGACCATAAATATCTGATTGATTCACACGGTACATTGCCTTTTTTTATTAATAAAGATAGAAAAAAGGCATATTATTCAATTACTATACCTAAAAACGTAGAAATATATGTTTTTACAGAAATAGGAGATTATTTAACTTGCAATCTCTCATCTACAGATTTTATATGCGGCTTTACAAAAAAAAAAAAAGATACTGATGATTATGAAAAAATAAATATTATGAATAAAAATGTTTATAAATATAAATATGAGCCAGGAAAAGAAAATAAATTTCCTAATTTATTTTTAACAAAGGATAGGTTGCGATCCAATAACTCTGGTATAATTTATTGTAAAAATCCAGATCAGAAAGATCGCGTTATTTATAATCTTGATGCTGATCCATATAAAAATTGTGAATGTGATTCTATTATTCCTAAACAAGATAAAATCTATGATTGTGTGAAAAATTATAGCGATTTTTATAAAGAATTGCTTGAACAAAATAAAAAAAAGTGTGGAGATATTTTTTTAAGTGATGCCCTAAAATTAATTCAAGACCATTCTGATTCATTACCAAGTGTAGAAAAAAACACAAATCAAAAAATAAAAATTTTTATAGCTGCATGCTTAAGTCCTATGGATATAGAAATATTTTTAAAGTATTCTTTTATAGATGAAAATTATGTAAGACAAACCATTTTAAATAATAAAGAAAATAGAAATAATTATGTATATAGACTTGACGATTTTAAATCTACAAAAATTGATGTTTTAGATTTTAAAAACAAATTTGCTTTTATTATAATTTTACAAGGGATTAATTTTATTGTTAATTTAAATAGTCAACAAATGATTAATAAGTCATTTTATTTAAAAAATATAAAAAAAATTATACAACAATTTTTAGCAGAAAAAAATTATATTGAAAAAAACATACCCACAAATGTCATTATAAATATAGAATCAGAAGAATCAGAACAGTATAAAGATGATGATGCTGATAATTATAATGATTTAAAATCTTTAATAGAAAGTCAAATACAACGCCATATTATTATAAATACTATAAAACTTAATACAACTCAAAAGAACAATGATGATACCCCGAGTCATTATGTCAATACCGCTGATGATTTAATAACAATGCTTGCCACTCAAAAGAAAATGTTAGAAACAATGTTGAAACTTAAAGAATCACAGAAACTAGAGCAAATAAAAGCTAGCGGACGTCGCATTAAATACGATTATAAAAAGCAAAAAGCAAAAAGCAAAAAGCAAAAAGCAAAAAGCAAAAAGCAAAAAGCAAAAAGCAAAAAAGTCTAATTTAATCTAATGATAAAATAGGAATTGAAATTGGTGGACCGTCATCTAGTGGAGGAACAATATACATGAATGCAAACACAATTGATAATGTTGTTTTTGCAAAAAATACGATGTGGAACAATCATAGAGATGTATATATAAAGAAACTCAATTGTTTGATCAATGGTTTATAATGCAAAAATAAAATATTTTAATATTATAATTTTATTACCAATAACATCCTTTTTCAATATTTGTATGTCCCTCTGGTTTTTCATTCTCAGATGGGCGCGACCAGTGTTTATTCATGTATATTCTTAATATTTCAGGTTTTTCTGTTAACCATCGGTTTCCGTATATTCCAAAAAACATTTGTAATACGCCTCCAACATAGATGGCTGACTTATTCATTTTAAATATTTCAGCACAAACTAAGTTTGCATATCCACCACAAGAACATAATGCAATATCAAAATCATCTTTAATTTTTTTTATTTCTTCAATAAATCGCTCTAATTCGATATCAAACTCATCGGATGGCATTGCTGCGTGTGTCTGTGGAGGTTTCAGAAATATAAACTCACAATTTGGAAAAAGATCTACTCCATAGACTTCTGGTAAAATATCTAATTTACTTTTCATACTCTCTATAAAAGGCGATATTATTAACAATCGTTTTCCGTTTAATGCTTGCGTCCAAGGGTTATTATGTATATTATAGAATATGTCTAAAGATAGCGCCCAAAACTTATTTTTATTAAAATTAGTAGTTATAAAATCGTGGGATAAAGCAATATGTTGTATGTAATTTCCAGTTTTGTCCCAATCAAAATATGCATCACATAACTTAAACGCATCTAAATATAATTCAGAATATTTTAATATACTTTTAATAGAGGTTAGTTTTATACCTGCATTATTTTTCATTGATTTTATCACGTTATTTATATAATTATATTCTTCTTTAGTTAATTTATTATTAGCTATACATACGCCTAAATATGCAAAATTATTTTCAATTCCAGATATTCTTGGTAATATAAAATTGGTATTATTTTTAATTTTATCTTCTAAATAGGAACGCAATTCATTATTTTCTTCTTGTATATTATAACGCAATTTGGGATTTATTAATGGTTCATTATTTTTATATAATAATGGATTAATTAAAACATAATTACCAATTATTCGGGTTGTTGTCTTATCATATGTTCTAAAGTTGCTAGCATGATTATGATATGTTTTAATTAAAAAAGGTTCATTATATAGCTTATATCCTAATATGCTTAATATATATGTAATATGATTATCACAGCCTGGAATGCCCAATTCAAAATTAAATAGTTTATTATGTTGTGATAAAATATTATAATTACTATGAAAGATCCATGTATCCTGACTACAATTTGTGCCATTTTCAAATAAAGTACATTTTGTTAAATCGCGATTTGTATATTCTAACCTAAGTAAACAATAAAACTTTTTCTCTAGCGAAGCATTGCTTACATATAATTTTTCAATTGTACTATCAAAAAATATATCCGAGTTAGCTATAATAATATATCCCTTCAAATTATATTGTGATACTATATTAAAAGCATCCGAATACTTCATCCGAGCATTCATATTTATTAGTTTAATTTTTAAATTATTATCATTCTCTGGTAATCCTATTTGTTTTAATGTATATGGTTTTTCAGTAATAAGATAAATTTCATTTATAAATGGATTATTTAAATTGTAAATTAAACAATTAATGATTTCTTTTTGTCTAAATGTATTACTACTTATATAAAATTGTGTAATTAAAATAATTGGATCAACAATTGGTATTGTTGATTGTTGTGTTATATTTGTATTAATATTCCAAACAGCATATTTATTTTTATTAATCTGATTAATCTGATTAATCTGATTAGTATTTTTATTAATATTCATTTTCATATTCATATTTATATTCATTTATATATATTTATTTCTTTAAAATATAACTAAATATATATATACATGGTTATATTTAAAGATATAACAACTATAAATAACTTTTCAGGGTATTTACCATTATTAAATAGTTGTCTATTAGCAGAGTTATTAATATTTATTATGGTATATAGTAGTGTTATTAATTCATTTCATTTAAAAAAGTGGTATCAAACATATAAATTAAGTGCTTTAATTGTAGATGTATTTGTGTTACTTTTTTTTTTAGTAAAAACGGTATCTTTTTATAAATATTTTTTTTCTAGTTTTAATATTTTATATTTTATAGTTCTCTCTATTTGTATTCAAATATTTAATGAGATTTGGTTTTATTTATTGATAATAAATATTCCTTATGGTTATAATAATTTAATCGATTATTTTAAAAATTATGCAAAAGAATTAGGATTAATGTCTCACGTTGGTTATGGTGTTATGATGATAATTGTTTCTCTACTTAGTTCTCATATTTCTTTATATTCATATAATATAAATATTATAATATTTATAATAACTACTTATTTGTTGTCTATTTTAATAAATATATAAACATATAAATATCTAAGATATGTTTATGTTTATGTTTATCTTTATGCATTGTCTGCAATCAGTGTTTGAAAAAGATTAATTATATCTAAATAATAATCTAATGAAGCTGTTATAAAGTCTCCACGATAATCGCGTTGTAATATGCTATTAGTATCATAAATAATAAATATAGAAAACAGGATTAATGAGAATACAATTATTGCTTTTTTAAAAAATGAAGAAGTGATAAAAAATATATCTACAATCCTAAGAAATATTAAGAGTAAAAGAGCCAAAAGTAAACCAAATGCAAACTGATAACTGAATTGAATACCTGTTGCTATTAAAAATATGCCAAATATAAACATAACAATAAAAATGCTAAATGTTCCAACTATCGCGCTTTTTAAAACATCTTCTCCGACTTTATTTTTTATGCCTGATAATAAATAACCCGTTGCCCCTGAGAAGAGAGAAAATATGAAGAACTTTAACCAAGATGGCATAGGAACAATCGCTAATATTATGATTAAGACGAATAAAATAAGCCATACTAAATAAATGAGCATGCGATTTTGTTCAAATTGTTTAGTTGAATCATAATTGGTAAATACATAATAAGTAATATAGATTTGAACAATTAAATTAATAAAAATTAATAAAAAAAACTCTTTTTTATTAGCAATAAGTTTAAATAAGTTAGATAAATCATTTTTAAAAAGAGATTTTTTATTTCTACTAGTCAAACTGGATGTTTTATAATTCATAGTATATAATATAAAATAATATAATATTTTATATATATATAATATGCCATTTGGATTTTTTAAAACTAAAAAACGCAAAAATTCAAATCCTAAACCTAAATCTAAAAGCAAAAAAATATCTCCAAGAACACAAAAACGGCAGCAGCGTATTGCTAGAACTGTTAGAACAAAAAAAGATATAGAAATAATTACTGAAATTCAAAATAAGTTTGATGAATGTGCTATCTGCTTAAAACGTATGATAAGTCCGTCGCTGCAGCAAGAATTACCATGCCATCACGTATTTCATACCACATGCATCGCGAAACTTGATCCTCGTAATAGACGTTGTCCGAAGTGCAGAGCATTTATTGTACCAGAAGATATTTTACGAGACCTGCGAAATAAAGTGCATGAAGCAGAAGATGCTTATGATTTATTAAATGGCCGATTGGAAGTTGCTCGAGAGGACTATGACGCTTATGTTGATCATCTCGAGATAACTAATAATACCGAGAATGAGGACGACCCTGAATTAGAAGAATTAGCGCGTTTATGGAGAGAAGCTACTTTAGAAGCGGAAGCGGGGCAGTCACGCATTAATGCAGCAACACAAGCATATGAAAACACTCGTAACCAAATATATGGTATACTTGGTGCATAACAAATGCTTTAAGTAATTCTATTATTCTATTATTCTATTATTCTATTATTAAATAATAGAATAACAATATAATATAATGAATACCTCACAAAAAACAAATAAAACATATAAAAAAAACCATAATAATAATAAACACATCTACGATTTAGTAATAATTGGCGGCGGCATTTCAGGGCTTTATACCTTGTATAAACTAGGTAAAAAATATCCGCACTTAAAAATTCTTTTATTAGAATCAAATGAGCGTTATGGCGGGCGAATCTATTCTTATAAAGAATCTATAGAAGGCCAAGAATATATTATGGATTTAGGAGCCGGCAGATTAGGACATCATCATACTCTAATCAATAATTTAATTAATGAACTTAGTCTGAAAGACAAAATGATTACAATACCAAATACTAAAACATATATAGAAGTAACAAACAAAAATAATAAAATATTTGCAACCGACAAAACAAGCACAAAAGATTATATTATGGAAAAATTAAATAAATTTTTATTTAGTCCTTTTGTTTCCAAATTAGGAAAAGCAGTTTTACAAACGTTTTATATAAGTGACTTAATTAAAAAATATTTGTCGATTTCTTTCTCTCATAAGGTAGAATCTGTATTTGAATATTCTTCAGATTTAAATGATTTTAATGCATATGATGCAATTAAATATTTTAAATATGATTATAATAAAGAAACTACTTTTTTTACATTGAAGGGAGGGTTGCAGCAAATAATAGATGGATTATTAGTTGTTATAAAAAAATTACCGAGTTATAAATTGCATAATATAAGAGTTACCAATCTCTCTAATGTTGAAAATGTAATTTTCAATAATAATACTAATTTGTTTAAACTAAGCGTTACTGATTATAAAAAATCAAAAAATTATACAATATATAGTAAATATTTGATTTGTGCAATACCAAAAAATAGTTTAGAAAGGTTAGATATATTTAAACCATTTTTGCGGGATTTAAATGCCATAAATAATATTAACTTATTAAGAATCTATGAAATCTATGACACAAAAAATGGAGATCCTTGGTTTAAATCCATTGAAAAAACTATTACAAATAGTGAAATTCAATTTATAATTCCTATTAATTCTAATAATGGACTTATTATGTCCAGTTATAGTGATTGTGCAAATGCAAAATATTGGAGTTTATTATTAGCCAAAAAAGGAATCAATTATGTTAAAAATAAATTAAATGAAAAATTAAATCAAGTTGTTAGCATTTATAATATTACGGTTCCAACTAGTAAATACATTAAGATGTATTATTGGGATGCCGGGGTTGCTTATTGGAAGAAAAATGTGGATTCAGAATATTTAAGTTCTAAATTATTAAATCCAATGCCGCGCGTTTTTATTATTGGAGAGAATTATTCAAACTATCAAGCATGGTGTGAAGGCGCATTAATGACTTCTGAAAATTGCATTGTTAAACTATCAGTTGACTTAGGCGCAGTGGCCTTAACAAATAAACGAACAAGAAAGCAAGGAGGTCGTGGTGGACCAAAAAAAATTACAATGCAAGAAGTTAAGAAACATAATAAAAAAAATGATGCTTGGTTAGTAATAAATAACAAGGTCTATAATGTGACTAATTGGATAGACAAACATCCCGGCGGAAAAATTATTATGAAAGGATTTGGGAAAGACGCAACTCAACTTTTTTTACACTATAAACATCCCAGTTTTGTAAAAGAAAGTATTTTACCAAAATATTATATTGGAGATTTAGAAAATTAAATTATTATCTAATACTAATATAT